TCAGACGAGAACTGCGCCGCCCGAGAGCGTCCATCCTGCGGCCGAGTTGTCGGTGAAGTCCTCGTTCACCCAGACGGTCGACCCATCGATGGTGGACACCTTGACGCGCTTCACATCGCCCGCGAAGCCTGCGAGTTCGAGTGGCGCGGTGCCGTCGAACAACGTCGTCGCCGCGCCGGTTATGGTGGTGCCGAGCTGCGTCCACGTGACGTCGTCGGTGGTGGTGTAGAACGCGGTCGATCGCACGGACGCATCCATGTCGACACGGATGCCGAGCAGCGCACCAGCCGTGAATGTCACGCCCAACGTCGAGTCTGTGGTGACAACCGGCGTCGAGGTGCCCGACTGGAACATCTGCATCCGCAGCTTCATCGACGACAGCGTGAGCAGCTGCCACGAGCGCTGATCGCCCGCAGTCGCCAGACGGCGGATGATGCTGCTCAGCGAGGTGAGGGTGTCGAAGTGTCCGACGACCTCGATACGCATGGAGTCGGCGGCGATGAGTCCTGCCGGTGCCGCGATGGACGCGACCGCACCGTTCGTCGGCATGTCGAGAACGGTCGGACCAGCCGGTACCCCCTGCGCGATGGTAAGGGCTTGATCGTCGAAGCCGGCCGAGTTGGTGGCTCGAACAGTGAACGATGCGGGAATGCCCGCGGTCGGCGTGCCCGACAGGACACCCGTCGACGCGTTGAGGGTGATGCCGCTCGGGAGTGCACCGGAGGCGATCGACCACGTGAGAGGTGCCGTGCCCGTCGCGTTGAGTGTCGTGCTCGGGTAGGCCGTGCCGACCAGTGCGGATGGCACGGTCGTGGTGGTGACTACGGGTGCTACCGCGGTTCCGAGCGATGCAGGGATGTAGACCGACGCAGGGTCGACCCATCCTTTATCGACGATGAACTTCGCGATGCGGCGGGCGATGACCCAGTGCCCGATTGCGTTCGGGTGGATCGAGTCGTCGCGTAGCGATGTCGGAACGGTGTCGGCCGCGATGTCGGCGTTGTCCTGCGTCGTTGGCGTGATCCCGGCGTCGGACAGTCCGCTGGCGATGAGATAGCCACGGATGTCGAAATAGTTGTCGGGGTACGCCGCGGCGAGCTGGGCGTTGCGGGCGAGGATCGAGATGTACCCGGCGCTGCCGCTGACGTCCGCACCGCTGGTCAAGATGGACAAGACCAGGAAGCGCTTCGGCGCGTTCAGGTAGGCAACCATGCTGGCGGTGTCACGGAGCAGCGTCGAGCTGCCGTTGCGGCCACCCCAGAATGTCTGGATGTCGCCGCGGTGAGTCTTGGAGTCGTCGACACGAAACGTCGAACCGGCCGGGCAGTTGATCGCGACGGTGCCCGCTGCTGTCCTGGTGAACGTCCATGCGCCCGTCGACTGGTCGTGCTTGAGCGTGCCAGCGACGCCGCAGAGCCGTCCGACGAACGCACCGCGCAATGCATTACCGGGCGAGTCGGTGATGAACCCCGTCGACGGCACAATCGTGGTGACAGTGACCGGGTCTGTGGTTGCAGGGATCGAGTTGCCGGTGAGCGTGATCTGCGGCGCGAGACCGCCCTGCCGGACGGCGATGTCGGCAGGAGCCTCACCGGGAACAGAGGGGTTGAACGCGGGGATGCCAAGCCAGTCCGAGACCAACTCGTGCCACTTGATGCCGCCACCCTGCCCCGCTGCGGTGATCGAGTCTCCCAACGTCGACAGGGCGGCGATGCCAGCAGATGCGGCAGACGGGGTTGCCCACACGACAGCCGTGCCGGAGCGGGCGAGCACCTGACCATCGGTTCCGCCGCTCGGCTTCGTCACCAGCGGGGTCAGATCAGACGGGGTTGCCACGACGCGAGTCCACAATGCCTGCTCGGTCGAGTCGTAGCTCGCACGGGATGTTCCGCTGGCAATACGTGAGATCGCGATTCCGTTTGCCGTGACAACCTGTCCGGCGACATACGCCGTGAGGGGCTGGAAAACGGGAGCATAACGATTGTCCAGTTCACCCTTCAGCTTCGTGCGCACCGGATCCGGAAGATTGGATTGGTCGTCGACCGTGACAATCGCACGCGCCATGTCACACACCTACTTTCATGTAGTCGAGCACCAGATCGGCCATGGCGTTCTCGCCTGCCTCGTTGAAATGGACACCGTCCGCGACGTACAGCGAGGAGCTGGTGAGCTTGCCCCGCAGATCGAGCGATCGGACACCGAGCGTCGAGGCGGTGGAGACGATGTTGTTGCCGTATGCCGTCCACGCAGCATCCGAATCGGGGCGGACGATGAACACGATCTCCATCTGCGCCACCGCCGAGCGGAGTCGATCGACGATCGTCGACATCGCGGACGACATCTCGGCCTGGGTCCGCCCGGTGCCCTTGTCGTTCGAGCCGAGCGTGATCAGCGCGACGTGCGGGTCGTACGCATCGATGAGCGGCAGAGTCGACTTGTCCGACCCCGTCAGCCAGCCCGCCACCTCGAACGCACGGATCGAGGCCTGCGAGAGGTTCACCTGCGTCACCCCGGCTCCCTCGTCGCCGACGTGCTCGATGATGCCGAGGATCGCAAGACCTACGCCGACGTCGCCGCGGATCGACAGCGTCGCACCGGGATTGGTGATCCTGGTGATCACGCGGTCCCCGACCGAGGACTTCGTGATCGACGACCCCGCATTGGCTGCGGTGATGATCATGTTGCCGCTGTAGCCGGTGGTGAGAACGTCGACCGCCGTCACACCCGCCGACAAGGTGTAGACGACCTCGTCGGCGTTGCTCGCATGTCCACGCTGCAACCACAGCGACCCGGGGATGCCCGTCTGAAACGTCGGTACATTGAGCGCGTCGAGCGTGCGACCGGCCGGCAACTGCTGCGCGGTGTTGAACGAGTAGCTGCCAGGGCCGACCGGCGGCGACGGCGGAATCCATCCCCGACCACCGGCAGGGCGGCCGAGCTGTGCGCGGAGCAGTTCGGCGAGGCGTTGCGGCCACACCTTCGCCCACGAACTCGGACCACCCGGCGCACCGAAACCGTCGTTCGTCGAGTCACCGAGAGTGAGCAACTTCAGCCGAGTCGTACCGGACGCGAGCGCCGCGGACTTGTAGTAGCTGCTCGCGGCCGCCAACGCACCATCCGCAGCGACCGCACCGCTAAAAAAATACAGGCCGGGGCGGGACGAATCCGGCGTGAGCGCCGGGGTGTACCGCGCATCCGCCTCGGTGTCGGTGATGGCCGACTCCACCTTCTCGCGGACTGCCGGGGCGAGCTTGGCCGCGTCGATCGAATCGGCCGGAACCTCCCCACTGCCCGCCGGCAACGGAACCGGAACACCGACCGGCACCTGCCCACCCGGTGAACCGGGCGCGTCCCGGTAGAACTGGATCCCGTCCTCGACGATCTCCACACCGGAAATCGAGAACCCCGGCGGTCCCTGGACAATTCCGGTGCCGGAGCCCGGCACATTCACCGGCTGCACCGTCGTCAAATTCACGACCGTCGGATTGCGCCCCGCCACCAGTGCGGCATCCGGATCGTAGACCGGGAGCACGAACGCGAACTGCTTACGCACCACCTGCGCACCGTTCAGTCGCAGATCGAACGAGGCCTGCCACTTCCAGTTCGTCGGATTGGTCGCCTCGTTCGGGGCCAGCAGCATCACGTATGGCAACCCACGATGAGTCAGCCGACCGTTGACGTAGGAGCACGTGATCGGCTGCACGGACAGCCACTTCGGCATCGTCGGCACACGAATTCCGCCGGCCGACTCGGCGAGCATCGGTTCGAGCTTCACCGTCCCCGTCAACGCCACATCATCGGGCAGATCGTCGGAGTCGAGGCCGTCCATGACGAGACCACCGATCCAATCCTCCACACGCCCGTACTCCAACACCGGTGACGTCATGCCGATCCTTCCTGAGCTTCGATAGCGAGCACCGCGTCGGGATCGGACTCGGTGACAATCCGACCTTCGAGAATCTGGCCGTCGAGGGCCGGGCCCATCCCCGCATAGGGTTCCGGCTCGGGTACGACGAACACCGGCTCGTACGCGGGCAACGGCTCGACGCGGCCCGCGAACGAGATGTCGGGTTGATCGGTTCGAGTGATGACCAACATCGCGCCGTCGCGACGCGCGGTGTACTCGAACCCTTCCTCGTCGGTGAACACAGCTGCTGACATGTGAACGCTCCTATTCGGGGTCAGGGAGATCTCGAGCCAGGATGAATTCCCAGCCGCCGGAGTTACCGAAGTCCGCGCGGCTCAGACCCAACTCGGTGTAGCGGTACGCCGAGCCTCGCGGAATCGCATTGGCCGTATCCGGATACGTGAGCACAGGGGTCCACGTGTCGGTTCCCGTGAGCTTGTAGACGATGAACACGTTGCCCTCGGCACGCAGTTTGAAGACGTCACCGGAGTTGACCGTGAAGTCCTGCGACGCCAAGACCCCACCACCGAGCCACGGCCGATACGCCAACGTCACACCGGTGGAACGGACTTCGACATCGACATAGCTACGGACCCGCAGATACGCAGGCCTGGTTGTGGGCGTGCGGATCTGGCCTGACACCTCGTGATCGTCGCGAGCCATCTTCGCTGTCACCCGGTACCGGCGGCGGCCGTTGTCGATCAGTCCGCCGGGCAACATGATTGCGCCCGACACCACTACTGCGGCTGCGCCCTCCTGGCGGGAGAGCGTCGGTGGAATCGACCCCGAGGAGAAGTCCTCGAAATAGGTCACCAGTTCAGGCAGGGGCAGGTTCGTCGGCTGTCCGATCCCAATCCAGGGCAATGCCGCAGCCGGAGTGAACGTCAACGACGACGCCGCGATCGTTGACTGCTCGGTGATCACCGACGACGAGATGATGCGGTTGGCGATCTGCGGCGGATACAGCAAACCCTCACGAGGGACAGCCGCGTTGTTGATCTTGCCCACCAGCTGGCGCTGCGAATTCGTCGGACCAGGCTGGTGAATTCCCAGCCACACCGACTCGTTCGCCTCGAACACCAGCTCGTTCGGCAAGTTGTAGATCTGCTCCCCCGGCCCGCTGATCGCAGCCGATTGATTCGGCGAGACGTGCTCGATCAACACCGACCCGTCATCCGGACTCATTCGCCCGATCAGGATGTAGATCGGGTTCGGCGACGACGCAGGAATGCTGCCCAACGCGTACACGACCGAACCACGACCACCGGACCACTGCACCCGAACGAATCCTGCCTCGACCGAGTTCTGTGGGGGCAGGTACACCGGGTCCGCTTTGGTCACCGCGAAGTTGTCGTTGTGTCCGTGCGGGTCGAGGGTTCTACTTCCGGTGTTGGATCCGGTGGTGCCACGCACGTGGTCGTGAGTGCTCCACCCCGAACCGGACGTATTCGACACGCCGCCGCTGAGTCCGTTGACGTCGCGGTCACGCGAGATCTGGTGGAACGTGCACTCGTGGTTGGTCATGCAGTGGTGGTACGGAACGACCGGGAGGCCCTTCTGCACACCGATGATCGCGGCCTGTACCGCGTTGACCTGCTGCTGCTGAGCGGCACCGATCGCCGCGGCAGCGGCCTCGGCCGCCGACGTCGCGGCCGCGGTGGCATCGACGACGACCGTGCCGATCGCTTCCTGCGCGCCCTGCGCCGCCTCGAGCGCCGCGCCCGCATCGGCCTTCGCGTCCTCGATCGCCGTGAACTCGCTGCCGCGGATCGCGAAACCGGTGAGTCCTGCCGAGAATTCCGGTGTGGCACCGAAGAACCCGGTCCACGTCATGCAGGAGAACATCGAGAACTTGTGGTTCCCGTCGACAGGGAAGCCCGACACGTCGTCGTGGACGATCAGCTCGACACCATCGACCACCACCACGTAGCGGGCGTCCTTCATCCGCAGTTCCGGAGTGGACGAGAAGCTGTAAGACCGTTCGTCGTTCGCCTTCCACTGCGATCGGGTCATCGAGTTGCCCGACCGCGTGAACCGGCCGAGCTCGCAGTGCCCGCCCCAGAAGTCGACGTACACGCCCTCGGTGCCGGCCGCGTTGCACCGGCCGTAGATGCTCGTACGCGCACGGGTCGCGATCTTCCCCGACTTCGAGAGCGGGTGCACGATCGCGATCACCGAGTAGTTCGGCGACGACGCCGCCTGCGGACACAGCGCATACCGGGTGCCGTCGTCGACCAGATTGAACGGGGCCGACTGGTTGAGCTGCGCGGCCTGGTCGATGATCTCCAACGACTGCCCGTCGCCGAACTGCTGCCACACCGGAATCACGCCCGGGTTCGGAGACCCGAGCGTCGAGGCGTTGATGCGGTTGAAGTTGTCGGAGTACTCAGCTCCCGCCGCCATCCGACCCTCGAGCGTCTGCACCCGTGCCGCCAGTCCCGCCGTGAGAACCTGCGCGGTGTACTCGCGGTCCTGAGCATCGGGGGTGTTCTCGAAACCCTGATCCCCCGCCAACACCTGACCGAGCGCGCGGAGCGTCTCGGAGTTGCCGATCTGAATGCCGCTGGGCTTGTCCTGATCGCGACCGTTGTAGCCGATGTCCGGATTGTTCGGAGCGAAGTATTCAGGCACAGGCCTACACCGGAACCGGAATCGGGCGGACCCGCAGGTACGCGCGTTCCTTGCGCGTCTCGAGACGTGTCTGGGCCGTCGTCTCGATCTTGCGCGCGATCAGGAAGATGTTCACCGCGGTGTTCTTCGGCACGATCGTCGACGACGACGTCGGCACCGAGATCGTCTCCTCCGCCGCGCGGGAGAGCACACGCGGTATCCACTGATTCTGGAAGGCGGTGATCGCGATGGCCGGACCACGCGCGAGCAGCGGCCCGGACACCGCACCGAGGCGGCACTCCAAGTCGATGCGCACGTTGGCAGTGGTGAAGAACTCGACCATGCCGTCGACCTCCGGCTCCCATGCGAACGGCTGCGCCGGCATCGGCATCGTGACGATCGAGAGGTACTCCCCCGCCCACCCGTTGCCCGAGTTCACCGCCAGCCAGTCCTCGGCCGAGCCTGCCTTCTTGTAGACGCCGGGCGATTGGAAGATCTTGCGGGGACCCCACTTACCGTCCGATCGCTTCGCGAGCACATCGCCGGTGACCGCCGCGGTGTCGTCGTCCTCGTAGTCCGTCGCTGCCTCGACCGCAGCAGCCGGGCCGGGGACGGTCGACGGCGCTCCGGTGTCACCTTTGCGCAGCACGAAGTCGGCTGCGTACGCGCCCGGTGAGATCTCCTCGAACGCGACCGATCCGTTGCCGTCGGTCGTCGAGGTCACCGACCGCACCGTCAACGTCGGGACTGCGCCGGTGTCGCCCTTGTCGCCGAGGTAGTTGGTGAGGGTGTCGAACTTGACGGGCCCGCCCGGGTATTCCTCGACGACCATCTTGACGTCGCGGGACCCGTCGACACGCCAGCCGTGACCGATCCACTCCGGCGACAGGGTGCCGATCGCCGGGATGTCGGCCGGGATCTGTGCGCGGTGGATCTGTACCGGGGTGCCGTCCCGGCCGGCGTCGCCGGGGTCGCCCTTGTAGGCGAGGACGTCGACGTCCATTTCGCCGCCCTCGATCTCGGCGAGACCGCGGCCCGTTGTGCGGATGTTCCACTCGTCGTGGAGTCGCAGCTTCAGGGTCATCGGCAATTCGAAGTTGAAGCCTGCCATCACTGCCCACCTGTCTGTCGGCCGTTCAATTCAAGGTCGCGCCGCAGGGCGATCACCTGAACCGTCAGCTCATCGAGCTTGATCTTCATCTCGGCCAACTGGCGAGAGAGTGACCGAGCCTGGTCCGAGTAGTGCTGCTTCTCCGCGCGCTCGTCCGCGAGTTCCTTCTCCAGGTACTCGATGCGCTTCTCGGCCGTCGCCAGACGCTCGTCGTCGAGACGGCCTTTCGAGATCAGCTGTTTGCGCTTGCGTTCGGTAGCGCGCTCCTTGCGGGTGGAAATCCACGTACCGATCGGGCCGAACACCTGTCGGACCTTCTCCGATACGAGAGCCATGATCACGACCACTGCGAGCAGCAGGGCCGCGTACAGGTAGATCGGGTGCTGTGAAACGAACTCGGTTTCAGGAGTCGGCGGCATCAGGGACACCCTTCTCTGCAAGCGATTGCATCCACGCCGAGCCCGCCAACGCCAGTGCCACAACACCTCCGGCCATCACCCCAATCGGAGTGCGGTACCCATCAATCTCGTCCTTGGACAGCACGGACACCAACTGCCCGAACCCGATTCCCACCAGAGCCAGGCCGATCACGGTGTAGCCGAGAGCCACCGCGCGCCGAACACAGCCGAGCCACCCCACAACTGCCGCAACCGAACCAAGCATCAGAGCCCACCCCCACACCGGCAGAGGTGCCGCTCGCTCGACATCGCCCAGAATCGCAGCGCCGGTCTCCGTCCCCACCGCGTAGTCCAGACCACGGAAGAACGCACCGACCAACACCGTCACCTGAATGACGGCCGACGAGACGAGACCGAGGTCGATCGACCGCCGACGCATCAGCCCGCCTTCGGTGGCTTGATGCCGAACTTGTTCTGCACGTACGCAATCACCGACGCGATCGCAGCCGATCCGGCAAGAGTGCCGACGACCTTCCAGTCGTCCCACGAGAACACGTTCAGGGTCCCCTGCGTGACCGCCTGAATCACGACGTTGCCGCCAGCTACCACTACGACCGCGAGCAGACTCTGAATCAGAGTGCGCAACGCACGCGATCGCGCCTGAGACTTGATCCAGCCGACCGGGTCGAAGTCCCCATCCTCGGTGATCACCGGACCGCCCAACGGCAGGCCTCCGAGGTCGAACAGCGAGTCGAGCTTCGCGCGGCCCTCGGCCTCGATCCGCTCGAATGTTTCATCGAGACGCGCACGGGCATCTGCGCCGGCCGCTTCGAGCTGTGCCACCGCACCCGCGAATGTGGCCGACACCTGCTCGACGACACGTTCGGTGATCAGATCGACCACATTTCTGTCGGCCATCACTTCCCCTTTTCGTACTCGTACGGTGCAGGATTCTCGACCTTGAGTGCCGCAAGGACCGCGTCGAGTTTCAACTCGACGCGCTTGAGCTGTTCGACTTCGAAGTTGCCGATCTGCATCACACGGCCCACGCCGTCGACGAGGCTGCGCTTCTTCTGCATGTGGTCGCCCAGTTGATCCCAGCCGCGCCGTTGTCCGTCAACTTCCTTGCGTCCCAGCAACTGCTCTTCGATGTTCTCCGCTGCACCTGCCATGTCATCCTCCTGGGGTAGGAGCGCATCACCGAGTTTCAGTGCGCGCGTGTAGCGGGACTGCCTGTCCGGCATCCCGTTCGGTGTTGGGACCCAGCCGTTCACGCATCGTGAGACTGAGAGAATGTCGCCCGCATCCGCGAAAGCGTTGATCTCACCGCGGCGCGGCCCACCGTTGAGCCAGTACCACGACGCTGCGAGGAATCCCCACCGCGGTTCCTCGACGAGCTCGGGGCGGTTGACGAACAGCTCGGAGTCGGTGACGTATCCGGCGGCCTTGCACCATTCGCCGAATCGCCGGTAGTTCCCCTGCCACGTGAGCTGAATCGGTCCGCGGCCGCGGTACCTGGTGCGATCCCACGTCCACGTCGGGTTCGACTCTTCGATCTCTGCCATGTAGCGCAAGCCCGATGATTCGTGGCCGATCTGGCTGCACCACGCCGCGGCCCGAAGGACGGTGGTGATCTGGGCGGCGCGCATCGCCTCCTCGAAATGCGGCAGGTATGCGGCGATGGTGGCGGCGGAAACGTAGGTCTCCTGCATCGCCGCCCGGAGCGTCTGAGCATCCATCAGCAGGGCTCCCATCTTCCCTCGACCAAGAAACCGTGAAACCCGCATGTCACGCACAGGATCGAGGGGCTCACGGTCAGGCGCTCGGGATTGTCGGTGTTGGTGTGCGTCCACCCGGTACCGGGAGTGTCCGACTCCCCGGTGCGCCCGTTGGCCCAACCCTCGAAGTCAGGGTGACGGTCCTGCTTGCAGGGATGCCAGAAGGTAATCCCTTCGAGCTGAGTGCATTCGGGGTCGGTGTATCTAGGGGTGTAACGCATTCCGTGACCGGCGTCGTACTTACCGCCGTCCTCGTTTGTGCTGCCATCGGGCAGGTACGCGCTCATCGGCGTGGGCCCATGAACTGCTCTTCGATCCGAGCCCACGTCGCTTCGTCGTCGGCGGCCGCGACAGGCGCAACGTCCGGTGTCGCCGTGTACCCCTTACCCGCGATGCACGACGCCAACTGATCGACCGACATCCAATACTGGTACGGCCGGAAGCCCGAGTCGGCGACGAACACCTCGCGGGTGTCGGCATTGAAACCGACGACCGTGAAGTAGTGGTAGACCGTCCCCCCGCCGTATGCGGGCTTCTCGCCGCGAGTACCGCGCGGGTAGTTCGACGGCGGCACAACGACGTTGACGACCACCGCATAACCACCGAGGATCGACGACCGTATGTCCGACCACAGCAACTCACGCTGTGCAGGTGTCGCATCGTTGCCGGGGATCTGCCGGGTGACGTAGTCGGCGTCGACGTTCCGGTTCAGCAGGTCGGTGATCAGCCCAACGTGGTTTGTGCCGTTACGGGTAGTCCCGAGTTGTTCGGCGAGATCCGATTCTGTCGAGCCGATCCCCCTCACATCGAGCGCGACCTGAGTCGACGCAGGCCCACACCAGTAGAAAGTTTCCTGTGGGATGATCGAGACATTGTGGGGCAGAACGATGTCCGGCATGGTGCGTTCTCCTAGTTCGTTGCGAGGGTCATGGCGTTGAACATCGAGAACAGTCGTTTGAACCGTTCCTGGTTGCGCTGCTGCGGAGACTTCTCCGGCTCGTCGTCACCGATCACCGTGTCCACCACGACACGGTCCTCGCGGGTGTCGACGACCTCGATCGACTCCACCCGGTCGGTGAACATTTCCCCTTCGTCTTCCCATCCGACGAGATGCCCGATATCGAAATCGCGGAATGCCGCGTGCGGGGCCCAGTCGATGATCGAGACTTTGCCTCGCCGCTTTCCGGCGATGTCGAAGATTCCCTGATCGGCGCGTTGCTTGGAGGAGAAGGTGTATCCGGCCGAGCCGCCGTTGACGAACTTCTCCGGACGAGCCAGCGGGCCGAGCTCGCGCTTGGCCCTGTAGTTCGTGGCTTTCATGAACGCGAGGAACACATCGTCGAGGATCGTCGACAGGGCACCTGCGACCGCGCCGATGATCCCGCCCAGACCGCCGATCGGAATCGACAACGCTGTCAGCGCCGCGGTGGCCAACGCGATGATCCCCTGCTCGATTGCGAGCTGGAGCAACTTGTTCAGCCAGGTGGGGCTCTTCCCCCCAACAATCACCGAATAGGCCTGTGGGTGAGTCACTTCCAACGTGGCGTCGATGATGCCCGGGGAGTCCTCCGTCCAGATGCACGACGGGATTTCGGTCTGCTTGAGGTGCTTGGAGATCTGCTCGGCCAAGCCCGGGAGGAAGCCGCCGATCAACGAGTCGACACCGTCGGCGATCATCTGGGCGATGGTGTTCGCCAGACCGTCGAGCGGTGCGACACCGGTGTTGATGCCGCCGGACTTCGGTCGATCGACCACCCGCATCCACACCTGCGAGGACAGCAGGGTCACCCGATCGGACGGTTGCTTGTCGCGGCCCTTGATGAAGAAGCCCATCTCGATCATGACGTCCGAGTCCTTGAGGACCGGATCGAACAGTTCTTCCAGCGAGACCATGCGGGCCTGCATCGTCGTCCACTCCGAACGGTCGGAGAAGAAGTCGTACGGCAGCATGGTGACCGGGCATTGGCCCGTGCGGAAGCGTAGTCGGAAGAAGTTGCGTTCCGAGTACCAGTGAACGCCGCCCTTGAGCGGTCCGACGAACAGGTCCTCCGGCGGGAACTGGACCTCTTCGAACCCGGGGATCGGCATCGGGTAGGCGAAGATGCACGAGAGGAAGATCTTCGAGTCCACCAGGGTGACGGTGATCGTCTTGTTTCCCTTGATGCCCTTGCGGACTGCGGTGTCGACGAACCCGTCGTAGTGCTCGTCGTTGTAGGTGATCCGCACGGGGATGACGGTGGTGTCCGCCTTCATCAGCAGTTCAGCGAACTCGGTCGACCCCGGCAACAGCAGCTTCGCCGGACCCACACCGCGGCGTTGCTTCTTGAATCGCGCCTCGCCGTAGTCGGTGACCATCCCCAGCGGCACCAACTGCGGGGTGAAGACCTCCACACTGAACTCGGCTGCCGATCCGCGACGCGGCGGCTCGTCGAGCAACTCACGCCATGCCGCGGCCGACCACGAATCGAGAGGAACGTTGACGGGGTCCATCACCGGTGCGGTCAAAACGGCCTCCGTGATTTCGGTTCGATCGTGAACACCGCCGACGACGCGGCATTGCCGCCGATGCACTTCAGACGCGACATGTCCATCCGCCGACGACCTGGTATCGCGTTGTCCCTGAGGAAGCGCTGACCGCCCATGTCGCCGTAGAAGTTGTTGCGCATGTTGGACTTCGGGCGTACCGACATGTCGGTGTGAATGACCACCACCTCCCCGGGCTTCAGGTTCGGTGTGGTCACCACCTTGTCACTGACACCGTCCGGGAGCTGAAAGACACCCGGCCCCTTGATGGTGATCACCGGCATGGCCTTGCGGTCACCGGAGTTGTAGAGCGACTTCTTCGTCACCGGTTGTCCGTTCGCCCACGCGAACTCCTCCGGCAGACCGAACCACCACGCGTTCTCCACCACGACCGGAATCAGATACGGCTGGAAACCCTCGAACACCGGATCGGACTCGTGCTCGACCGACGGCGGTGCGTCCAAACGGAAGTCGCAATACTTCACGCCGCGTGGGGAATTTACGTACAAGCGAGACTGGAACTCGTACCAGATGTCCGACCAGAACGAATCCTCGACCTTGTGAATCGGCGAGCCGTGGATCTCGTGGACGTACACCGGGATCTTGAAACGCCGAGGCTCGATCACCGCACCCAGCCAGATTGCACCGTCACCCCGCGCGGTCTCGAACCACTGATGCTTGGCCTCCGGCTCGACGTAGTCGGCCCAGCCACCAGCGAGCACCACCCCGCCGGACTGACGTCCGACGAGGTGGTGTTCGGACAGATACCAGGCCCGTTCCGGAAGATCCGCTGCTGCGCCGGGCCCTGCGATCACCACATTGGCGGTGCCCTCCGGAAAGAACGTCACGACTCCCCTAACCGAACACTGTTCGAGCGCCACTCGTCTTCGTGGCGCGCCTGACGGATACCGCGTTCCACCTCATGACGGTCGAATCCGTTGTTGTTCACCGTGATCGGACTGGCCTCCCGACGTTCCGGAGCGGACCGCTGCGGAGCCATCCGCTCCGCACGCGCCAACGCCAACTCCTGCGCCACCGACGTACGCATCGAGCCGGTTAACACCTCCTCGGTCTGACCCGACAGATTCAGACCCAGCTGGCCGTGCTTCCACAGACCACCGGTGTCGAACAACTTCGGGGTCGGCGTCACCATCCCCTTCGCCAGCAACTCGATCCATTCCGGAGTGCCCGGAGTGGCCGGCAACTGATTGGCGAGTTCGTCTTCGGTCGCGGGCTTGGCAGTGTCGAGCAACCTGGCGTTGTCCTCGAGATGCTGCTTTTGCATCTGCGCCAGACCCGTCACGACCGCCATCCCGGCCTTGGCGAGCGGGCCCATGTTGTCGGCCTCGTAGTAGCCGAGGACATCTGCGATGTTCTCGGTCACGAAGTCACCGACGATGCCGCCGAGCGCCGACGACCACTGATCGGCCGTCGTCAACGCACCCGTTGCCGATCCCGAAGCACCACCGACGGATTGATTGGCAGCCGAGTTCCGTGCACGCTGCAGCGCACGGTCCGCGGCCGCCTTCTCCTCCGGGGTCGACTCCGGATCGGCGTAGACCTCGTTGCGGCGAGCGTTGGCCTCGACGACCGCGGCCTGAGCATCCTGCGCCGACAACTCCTCGTCGGACAGATTGGTCGTCAGGTCCGGAGCCTGCGGAGCCGGAGGCTCGTTCAACCCGCGGGCGGCAGCGTCCTTCTTCGCCTCGAGGTCTTTGACCTTCTGCTTGGCCCGATCGACCTTCGACCGAGCCTGGTCCTTGTCGGCGTCGGACTTCTTCGGGTTGCCCAGCGCCGCCGCGAGATCCTCCTCGGCCTGCCTGATCGCGATGCGAGCCGAATCGAGGGCCAGCTCGTCCTTCTCCGCCCACGTCGCCTTCTTCGACCGCGAACCACCGGAGCTACTGTACGAGCTCGCAGAATCCAGACCCTCGATCCCCGCGGTACCCGGCGCACCGGACGTCGCCGGATCGTAGGGCGGCGCGAACAACTCCCAGGGTAGGTAGTACTGGTTGGTGAACTGCGCATCGAACGCACCCGCAGCACCGCCACCCATCTGCATTCTTCCGTTCGCGCCACCGGACTCGAAATTCACCGAAGTCCCGTTGTTGGTGACGGTGGCAGCCATGTGCTCCTCGTTGGTGCCCACCACGAACGGACCCGTAGTCCCCGGCACCAGACCCGGCCACTCACCGGCCAGCAACGAATACGTCGTGCCCAAACGGCCCGACTCGCCCTGACCCATCGCTGCCTTCTGCAGGATCGCAACCCAGCCCGAGCAGTCCGCCGCCGACACCGACGCAGCACCCCAGCCGTACGGGTTACCGTTGCCGCGCCGACCGAGATCGAACACCCGATCCAGCGCGCCACCCTCAGCGAACCCCGGCAGAGCGAGGTTCCCGTTGAGCAGGTCCTCCATAGGCAAGGCGTTCATGTCGAGCATCTGCCGGAACCGGTAGACGTTCTCCTGCCCACCCATCGCCTGCACGTCACCGGCGTCGAGGACATGCTCGCCCGTCGAGCCTCGCCACGCACCGAACCCGGGCGTGTACATGAGCATCGAATCCGACGTCGACGTCCCCGGACCGACCAATGCGCCACCGGTCGCACGACGGGGAGGATCGATCAGTACCGGTGCGACCGGCCCCTGAACACCGTTGGCGTTGAATGCAGCCTGCGCACGCGCCGTAGCCTGCGCGTCGATGTTGATCATGATGGACTTCGGGATCCCGTTGACGCTCGCGGCAATCGCGTCGATCGCCGCAAGTGCCTCGTCGTTGGGTGCCGTTATCCGGACGATGCCCGGCTTGCCGTTGATGTTCTCTTCGACAGTGCCACCGACTGCGAGGATCTTGTTCTTCGCGTCTTCGGTCAGGGCATCCACGGGGATATCGACCGGCTGACCGACCGAGTTGAGAAGACCCGCGAGGATCGCGATCTGCTGCTCGACCGTGTCCGCGCCCCGCAAGCTTGCGAGCATCTCGAGGTTCTTCGGAACCAGACCCTCGGCCTCGATCATCCGATACAGCGCCTCGACACTCACACCAGTCGAGATCGACAGCGCTCGAAGCGATTCATCGTTCTGTGCCCACACCGGTGCGAGGTCGCCGCCGGCTTCTGCCACAGTGACCGTGGCATCCTTGATACGCAGGAGCTCATCCCGCAATCGCGAACCATTGGCCGACGCCGATTCGACCGATCCGTCGGCCTTGATGAGTTCTTTGCCCCATCCCTCGGCGGCATCCCAGACGTCCTTCGTGGCCTCGGCTGTAGCCCGAACCTGATCGTTGTACGTCTGCAGCGCATCGGACAAGGGAATCGGTTTGCCCGACAACACATCCAGCGCAGTCTTCATCGCATTGATACGGTCCGTTGCCGACGACGACTCGTCGGACAACACCTTCACCGCATCGCGGAGATCGAAGAATCCCGGCGTCGTGTTCTGCGCCGATTCCCTCGCACGCACAACCTCGGCCCGAAGCTCCTTTATCCTCGCGATCGCATCTGCACCGCCGTTGCTGGTGCCCTCCAAGCTGGTGATCAGGGACTGGAACTCGGCGTCGCTGCCCGAATAACCTGCTGCCAGTTCCTCGTTCGACAACTGCAGTTCGTCGAACGAGTCCTTCGTTCGCGATGCCGCGTCTGCGAGTTGCTGCTGCTTGTCGATGGCCGCGGACGCGCGCTCGCCGGTGAGAACCGAGAAGTCACCCTTGCTGAACAGGTCTCCGAGGTCCTTGCCGACATCGTTGAGTGGAGCGAAGAATCCCGGTGCGGTCTCGGCGACACTCTGGGCTTCGTCACGGACGGCACCGATCTGCATCGCCAGAGTGGACAGTACTGTGTCGTCGACAGCGCCGAGAGATTGCTGGAAGGCCTTGGCCATATCGCGTTGCGCGACGGACACAGCTGCGGCAGACGTGGCCACCGCTTCTTGCTGGGTGTCGGTCTTGGCCATCTCCTGGGAGATCTTGCCGACCGCGTACGTCGCAGCCATGATCCCGACCATCCACGGACCACCGAGGACACCGATCGCGCCCCTGGCTGCGGACGTCATGCCACGCAGGCCAGCGACAGCGGAGCCGCCGATCACGCCACCGAACTGAGCCGCGCGAGCCGCACCGTTGCGCAGCGCCGACGTCAGCGCGCCGGACTGTCCGGCGGCCGCGCGCTGCTGGTTCGCGAATTCTCGCGTGCGAGCAGTGACACCGCGGTAACCCTCGGCCATGTTCCGGATCGCGGGCGAGCGGCGTTCCAACGTGGCGAGGCCGGCCGCGAGTTCGGAGAGCGGCTCCGCGTTCTCCTCGAGTGCGCCCGCGAGATCCTCTGCATCACCGGTCAGAGCCGAGATCGGATTCGCCGTGTCGGTATCTGAAATGCCCGACAGCGCCTGCTCCATCTGCAGGTCGCCCATCTCACGGCGAAAGTCCGAGATCGAGTCGCGCCAGCCGCCGATCCGCTCACCGATCGAGTCGTCGAGACCGGAGATCTTCAGCGCACCCAGACCGACAGCCACAGCCTGAACCGGCCCGGGCAGTTCGGTGAACGCACTCACCAGATCGCCGACGAACCCGGCTACAGGAGCCATCGCCTGGCCTGCGGATTCGAGACCGCTGATCAGACCAGGGGTGGTGTTCGTGACGAACTCGGCACCTTTGGTGATCAGACCCTCGAGCGGACCGTCCACCAGGTCGTACACACCCAGCGCGAGGGTCTCGGCGGCATTGCCCGCGGACGCCATCGCGCCCGGTAGACCCTTCGTCTTCGCGGCCGCGACCTCCGCTGCCGCGCCCTGCCGCTCGACGGCGGTACGCATGCTGTCGTACCCGGCCTGCCCCTGCTCGGCAGCGACACCGGCCAGACGCATCGCGTCCGAACCGAACAGCGTTGCGGTGGCCGCCTGATAGAGCTCCGGCGACATCGACGCCGCGGCCTCGTCGAGCTGACGGAACAACTCCGACATACCGACAAACTGTCCCTGCGCGTTGTAGACCGTGAGACCGAGATCTTCGATCGCGCCCTGCGCCGGGTTCGACTGATCGGTCAGTGCCAACAGGGTCGACTTCAGCAAGGTACCTGCGTCGGAGCCCTGGATTCCCGCGTTCGCCAGGACACCAAGGGTGGCCGCGGTGTCCTCGATCGACATGCCGAACTGGTTGGCCACCGCTCCCGACTGCGCCAGACCCATTGCGACGTCGGTGATCTCGGCCGAAGAGGCGTTCGCCGAGTTCGCCAGTACATCCGATACCGTGGCCGCGTAGTCGGCGTTGAGACCGAACGACTGCAGCGCCTGCGACTGAATCGTCGCGGCCGACGCGGCATCGATCTGCGCGGCCGCCGCCAACTGCAGCGTGCCCTTCGCGGCATCCATGGACTGCTGAACCGAGAACCCGCCCTTGGCGAGCTCGGTCATTGCCGCTGCAGCATCCGACGCCGACGTTCCCGGCAGGGAGATGTCGTTGCCGAGTGCCTTCGCGCGATCGCCCGCGGCAGACATCTGGGACTCGGTCGCCCGCGTCACCGCCTGCAGGGTGTTCATCGTGGTCGTGTAGTCGTTGCCGATGTCGATGACTTCTTTGACACCGGCCGCGACGGCCGCGCCACCGATGGCCAACCCCATCGCGCCACCGAACGCCTTCGCCTGAGTCATCGCAGGCGCGAGAGCACGCTGCAGATCGCCCGGTGCGTTGCGTGCGTTGACTGCAACTTCGACGTCTATCCGACCACCGGGCACGAGATCACCTCTTTCGCATTCGCAGAACTTCGGCCAAGGTGAGCTTTCGATCGGACTGCGGAGCCGAATACCGTTGCACCGCTTCGGTGTACTGCTTGATGTAGATGTCCGCGAGTTCCGGGCGGCGGAGGGCGATCGGATAGATCAGCGGCTGCGGCGATGGCTTGATTCCGCGGCGCTTCCGGTCGGCCGCGGCCGCTTTGACCTCGGGATCGTTTGGGTCCGTGGTCCACTGCGAGTACAGCGAATCGAGCTCGAAGTTGTCGCGGTCGAGGAGCATTGCGATGTTCTCGTCCGTGCGACCCTGCTGATCGTCTCGTGCGAGTGCGTATTCGACCAGCGCGGCGAGGTCCGCGCAGAGCATCGATTCCATGGCCTCGCGGAGATCGAGGTGGCAGTGTGCCCGCACCGCGGCGAGTGCTGCGTCCCAACCTTCCTCGTCGTCGAGGGTGGCTAGGACGCCAAGAATTTCCCCGACAGACTCATCAGGCCGGCGATCTTGTAGATGGTGGCGAACAGCTTGTCCGACTCCGGCATCGACAGCACACCGAGGTCCTTCCACAGCTGCTTCGGGTCGCCCTCCGTGAGAACTACGCCGAGGATCTGGTCCGCGACATCCTCGCCCGTCGTACGCATCAGCTTGAAGAACTTGCGCACGGTCTTGGCCGAGTACCGTCGCCCGATCACGTACTCGACGCCGTCGAACACGATCGGCACCGGGCGGTAGTCGTTCCACTCGATCGGCAATTTGACCGGTGGACCGCCGACCGCGAGGACCGATTCGAGGTCGAACGGTTCCCGACGTTCTTCCGCGTCGTTGGTCGTGTCCTCTTCGGGCTGAGGCGGAGCCCCCGCCTCGTCGGTGTCGACGGGGCGGGGGTCCTTGTTCTTGCTCTTGTTCTCTGGCATGTGAATTCGAGTTCCTTACCTAGCCGGGTGGGATGTGGAATCAGGGAGCGAGCGGGTTGGCGTCGCCGCCCTCACGGACCTCGTTCAGCGCGATCAGCTCGAACTCCCAACCGTCGAGATCCTCGCCCTTGAACGAGCGCGGGGGCGGGGTGCCGAGGCGGGTACGTTCGCAGTAGAACCACGCGTTGGCGGTGATGTCACGGCAGACTGCGAGCACGGCGAATTCCTCGCCGTTGCCCTTCTTGTACTCGTAGTTTCCGGTGCTGAGCTCGATGACCTCGCCACCCTCGAGCATCGTCAGGAACGTGGCCTTCGAGCGGTCCGTCGCCTTGAACTTCAGCGTGTCGTCGCGGGGCGAGGACGTCACACCGTAGGCGGACTTGCGGAAGTTCATCACTCGGTGCTTCTTGATGTCCTGCGAGGGCGTCATATCGAAGCCCATCTGCAGACCACCGAACGGATCCCATGCCACGCCGGGCGCTGTGCCGGTGACTGGGTTGTCGGCGAACGGATTCGTGGGGAGCAGAGTACCGGCGGGTGCCCGGTAGAAGTCGCAGTCGAGGTAGACGACTGCAAGGTTCGGATCGGCGTGGTTGCTCACGGGTGATTCCTTTCAGCGTTTCGGCCCACGTCCGTGAGCTCGATGTTTGGGTCCGGCCCGGGGCGCATGCCAGGACACCCCGGACCGGAGTTCACGCCCACCAGAAAGTGGGGTGTTCTCGGACGGTGACGGTCAATTCGACTCGCACCGTCTGGCGGTAGAGCGGCATGTTCTCACCGCGGGACTTGTCGATCTGGGGGCCGATACCGGGACCGTCGACCCATCGGCCGTTCCACGAGCAATTCCGGAACTGCCGGGCGGTCGTGTGACCGATGATCTCCCCACACAGACCAGCGAGATCCCATGCAACTTCCTCGGGATCAGCGTTGATCGGGTACGGCTCGGCCCGAAGAATGGCCGGCGGCGGAGCGAACACGTCGATCTGTACGAACGGCTTGCGCAGCATCGGGTCATCACCCCGATTGCCAGCGCCGCGGATGACGATGAACGGCCGGACGATGTTCTCGGGAATGTCACGAGTGGTGATCAAGCTCAGAGGAACATGTTCGGTGAGATCGCCGTCCGCCTGCAGCGCTTCACGAACGGCACCGGGAGCGAACGGGATTCGCACCTTCGGCGTCATCGCGGAGTCCAGCCGGAGTACTTACCGTGCGCGCGAGCCGCATCGGTCATCACCGCCGCCGGCGGAGTATCGAGAGTGCCGTACTCGATGTAGCTGGCGTCGTCGGCCGCGTTCACCGCGAACACCCGCCTACCCTCGTACTCCACCAGGAACTCCGACTGGAAGTAGCCGGTGTCGACCGGGGCAGCTGCGCGCGCCTCGTCGACGATCTCCGTCGCGATTGCGATGCGACCCTCGATCGTTGTCGCGGTGACCTGCTCGCGTACCTGCCCCGGAAAGATGGTCAGGCGAGCAGACATCAGGACGACTTGGGCGCGGCGGCCTTCGGCGGCCCGGCAGGCCGACCACCCGGTGTCGAGGTCAGCTCGGCAGGAGTCGCGGGAACGGATGCGTCGGTCTTAGCGACGTCAGCATCCCCGCCCTGGTCTGCGTCGGCGTCGGGCTCGGCGGCCGCAGCAGTCTTGCCCTCCTTCAGCTTTTCCTCGGCCAGGTACGCCTTGTGAGCGAACGTGCCCTCGGCGGCGTGGTGCCTGCGCCCCTTGTCGTCGGTCCACACGACGATCGGCTGAGCGGACGGCTCGGTGTTTTCGGTATCGGCCATGGTGGTCAATCTCCTTCGTAAGTGCGGGCGACCCGACCGGGACAGGTCAGGTCATTGCCTTCTGTTCATCGGAAAGCTGTTCACGCAGAACCCATTCGCGGGTCCGCATGTCGAGGAACCACCCGGCCTGTGCGTTGAGCACTGCCTGCGCGAGTGACGCGTAATAGTTCGGGTCGGTCCTGAAGTTGAAATGCCAATCGGCCGCACCGAACGCCAGACCGTCGAGATCCTTGGCCAACTGCGTCACCACAAAATGCGACGTCGTCGGGTAGGGCGGTTGCGGTTTCGGCTGATGCGCTTCGGGCTGATCCATTGCGGATCACTCGCTTTCGGTTACGGGGTCAACTCTGGGTTCGAGGCCATATCCGATCCGTGCTCGACGATTGCCACCACGTACTGCACCGGGCCTCCGGCGGCCGACCGTCGCTCTTTCGGCCGGCCACGGACGTACACGATCTGACCGACCTCGACGATGTCGGTCGCGTCCGGTCCGGCCGTGCGGGTATCACCGTCGAAGCGGAGTCGGTCCCGGCCGTTCAGTCCGCCCGGTACCGGAGCGTTGAGCTGCAGCACCATCTGACTGGTCGTCAGCTCTCCGGGAAGCTGCTCTTGCTTCGTCTCGAGGAAACGCAGCGACAGCAGTCCGGTGACCGGAACTGCCGTCGGCGGGACCGGAATCTTGTTGCCTGTCGACTCGTCGTAGACCGGAGGGTTCTCGCGGAGCACCGACCAGTTCTGCGGGTACCGCCTCATGTGAGAAAGTCCCGACGGAAGTGTTGCGGTCGGCGGTCCGGTGCGTAGGACGGCGAGATTGAGAACGACGACGATTCGAGTCCGCCCTTGGCGGGCATCGGTGTGAGGTCCGCGATTTCGCTCGGTGTGAAGTACACCAGCGACGACGCGTCCGGAGCGAGATCGAACTCGGTCGTCTCTTCCGGAAATTGCATCGACTTCACGCCGAGGCCTCGCCGGAAGTTTGTCAGTGCGCGGATGACCGCCACCGACATCACGCCGATCATCACGTCTCGGTCGAGCAGGCCCTCTGCGAGTCCGCGATCGAGGTCCAGCCCTGACGTGCGGCGCACGTCGTTGCGGGCCTTCCCGGACGCGAACCGAATGAGGAACTGAAGTTGCTTCAGCTCCGGGGAGTTCGCGTCCTCGGGAAAGCTTTCCTGGCTGGCGTCACGAATGTGGTCGACGGTGATCAGCGGATCCGTCGACGCCATCGGTCAGTCCCCGATGGACGCCGACGAGTCGGCAGCAGTCGAGTCGGCGTTGTCTCCGCCACCCGACGAGTCTGCGTCCTCGCCGCTGCTGTCGCCGCCGTCCGCATTGTCACCGTCTCCGTCGGTGTCACCACCGGTGGCGTCGGAGCCAGTTCCGGCGTCGGCGGCCGCGGCGACCGTTGCCTTGCGCGGTGCTGCCTTCTTCGCCGCGGTCTTCTTCGCGGCCGTGGTCTTGGCTGCGATCACCGGCGGTTCGTCCCACACTGTCGGGTTGGTAATCGCCTTGACCGCCCAGTCCGGCACTTCGTCACCGGGGTTGAAGATGTGGTAGGTCCCGTTCTCGTCCGGAACGTGCACGATCGTGGTGAGGTTTGCCATCAGAGCACCTTCGCAATCATCGTCGCGTTGGAGTTGCCGAGGATCGGCAGGCCGATGCCCGAGGCCTTCGTCCAACGCTGAATCGGATCGGGGTTGATGTATGAGCCGACCACGATGCCCGGCGCTTCGGTGGCGTCGATGTTGTAGTCGGACTCGATGGCCTCGGCCGTGATGCCCCACAGGGTTTCGCCGAGCTTGGCACCGTTCGAGGCGATGTACAGGATCCGGTCGTCCGGGATCAGGCGGACCGTGTTGCCGTTGTAGTCCTCGACCTGGGCGTCGAAGATCTCGAAGGGGGGATGTCCGAACGAGGTGAACAAGGCGTTGACCTGTTCCCGCGTGACGATTCCCTGCGTCGCACCGGGAGCGAGGCACATCGCCTTGATCACCGGGTTGCGCATGAGCGTGGACATCACGCGCTGCGAGGTGATCGCACGGGCGGGGTTGCCCGAGTTGAGGAGTCGGAAGACGGTGAACCATGACTCCTGATCGAGAATCGGATCGGCCGCGCCGGACCAGAGCGTCGCCGCGGTGACCGAGTGACCGGCCGACCGCTGGAAGTCGGCCTCGACTTCTAGGCCGTCCTGCGCGAGCGAGACCTTGCTGGTCACGACCGCCTGAGCCTTGGCCATGATCATGCGGGTCTTGAGCGCCTCGGCCAGTTCGACGGCATCGTTGAGGATGATGTCGAGAATCGCGCTGTCCGCCTTGCGCAGACGCAGCCGGTCGTACTCACCGAGGATGCGCTTCTCCGAGATCGGAGGGAGCTCACCGGAGATCCGCGCCACGCCCTTGCGCGCGGACTGCGGAGCCTCGGTGTCGTACGTGCGGAACTTCGCGGCACGTCGCAGTCCGAGCTGGGTGATGTTCGCCCGGAAGTCGACGTCGTCGATCAGGGTGTCCGGGAGCAGATCGTCGACGAGCGCCAGATCGTTGATCGGGCGGTCCTTCAACGCCTCGCGGACGTAGCCGGACAGTTCGGCGGGAGAAATGTAGTCGCTGTTGAGTACCAGAGCCACCATTGCTGTTCAGCCCCTTCCTAGAAGTATCGGATGTCGCGTGCAGTTGCCTGCCCCGCGGTGTTGACGGACTGCGGCAGCTTTGCGGTGACGACCGCGCCGTGCCAGTACAAAGCGCCGGCGACGACCGAGAGTCCGGCCGGAACCTTCACCGCGGTGTAGAGGTGGCCCTCGATCGCGTCGGCGTCGCCATCGGTCCGGAGTCCGTAGCGAGATCCGATCTTCTTGAGCGCGTACCCGGACTTGATCCAGCCGTCGACGACCTTGCCAGCGAACGACGCGACGTCGATGTTGATCGGACGCGCGGTCTCGGTGCCGTGTGCAGTGGCGAGCCACGACCGATCGTCCTGGCCGAAATCTTCGCGCTTGACGTTGAGATCCATGTGAATGTCCCTCCTTCAGAGGTCAGTTCGATTAGGTGGTTTTTTTCTTCTTGGCCTCGTACAGCGAGCGGCCGGCAGACACCGTGCCGGTCGCATCGCGACCACCACCGCCCTGCCTGCGGTCACCCTTGGGTGCACGCCTTCTCTTCTGGTCGCCGCTTTGCGCGGCCAAATACGGCTTCCGCTTGACCAGTTCGTCGATCGCATCCCCGATCTCGTCCTCGTCCACTTCGCCGTCTTCACCGACATCGAACTGATCGAGGTCGAGAAACTTGATTGCGTCGGCAGGGTCGGTGAGCTTGCCCGCAGCAGCGGCCCGTACTTCCGAACGCAGAATTCGCGAGTTGGCTTTCGCGAGAATGTCCCGCTCCGCCTCTTTCGCCTTGTCGTCCACTACCGCAGCCGAGTTCTTCGCTTCGGCCGCACGGCGGCGTGCCCGCTCGGTGCGCAGCTTCTCCTTCATCGCAGCGAGAGCGCGTTCACCCTTCGGCCCCAACTTCTTGTCGTCGGGGTCGTCCTTGTCGTCGTCCGGATCGTCGGTGTCGTCGACGTCGTCTTTGTCGTCGTCGGGGTCGTCCTTGTCGTCGTCCGGATCGTCGGAGTCGTCAGGGTCGTCCTTGTCGTCGGGATCGTCTTTGTCCATCTGCTGCTGCAGCGGCTGGACCGACCACACGACCGGCTGGCGGCCACGGGTGACGAGCGAGGCGAACATTTCGTCGGACAGGATGGTTCTGCGCATGAGCGGTTTCTCCTAGTGGTGCGCCCCGTGCGGGCAGCGTGATACCTGCCCCAGTGCGGGTCAGGCGAAAACGGCCCGCGCGTGACACGGGCATGAGAAAGGCCCCGACCGCAGTTGCGTTCGGGGCCTTGCAAAGTCAGTCAGTAGATGACGTCAGGATCGTTCGGAATGGCCGGGTAAGGCGGATGGTCGCCGGCCACTCGAGGTGACGGAATGACGTACCACGCGGCACCGAACAGTTCGGACGGTGTCTGCACTCCGCGTACCCCCGGGCCGACCGGGGTCAGCGGGTACACCAGCTGGCCGAGATCGCCGAGCTCGTACACTGTCTCGGGGTCGGCGGTGAACTCGATACCGCCGGTGGACTCGAGCCACCGTTCCGGGTCCGTCTGGGACGTCACTTTCCAGGTCATAGAAGCGCCATCACTCCGATCACGAATTCCTGTAGCTGACTCGACTCGTCGAACTCACCCTTGGTGTTGCTGCGTCCGAATGTGTCCTGCAAACCTACCTGGAACACTTCCGCAGGACGGCGCGCCGGATCGGCCATCGTGGAGTCGTCGGCGTACGACTTGCCCGCGTACCGATCCTTCCAGTCGTCCTCGTACCCAACCTCGGCGGCCAGTGCAGCATCGTTGGGATACACCCGGGTGAGCTGTTCGAGGACCCCGTCTTTCGTGGAGCGGGAGCGAAGCAGGGCGAACTCCAGCTGCGTGAGTCCGTCGATCTTCGATTCCATGCGGTGGCCCAGTTCGTGTGCCATCACCTCGTCGGGATGGGAGTCGAAACCTCCGCGGTAGTTGGGCTTCTCGTCCTTGGCGTCAGCGGCGATGTAGTCGTAATTTGCGGAATAGAAGGCTCGATCTGCTTTGCCGATATCCAAGCGGCTGGCAGATGCGGTCCGCAACCAATCTGCGGGGAAGATCGATTCTGCTCGGCGCAGAGAGGCCAAGCCTTCCGCAGTGCCGGCTGTTGCACTCGATATGCCGAAGTCGGCGATGACTGCTGGCTGCTTCACTCCACCGATCTGGCGAATCTCCCGCAGCGTGTCGAGGATGAGCTGTTGCTCGCGCTTGGCTACGAGCTTGGAGATCTCGTTGCGACGCGGAGCAAACGCACCGCCGCTGGCGACCAGTTCCTTTTCCTCGGCCAGTAGCCTCTTGACCTGTGTGTCCTTGGCGATGCGTTTCATCGCATCGTCGCGCACGGCACGACCGACAGACAATGTCGAGTCGAGGTGCCGCCGCAGCTCTTCGGGGACCAGCTTTGCGCCGTTACGGTCCTTCGGGTACTTGATCGTTGTGTCGAGCCATCCGGCTCTGTCCACTGGCAGAGACGCCTTGGCGGTGGCGACGAGTTCGCGCGTAGCGGGCGACAGGATCCGCGAGGCGTTGAACTTCTTCTCCGCTGCGAGCCACTTCTTCACGTCGGCGGTGTACTTCTTTTCGGCCGCGAGCCATTTCTTGACGTCGGCCTTGTACTTGTCCTCGGCTCCGAGCCAATCGGCCACTGCATCGAGATCGACCATGGGCGGTTTCACCGGCATCGGCGGCTTGACGGTCGCGTCGAGATTGGGCACCAGGCCAATTCGTGATCCGATTCCAGAGCGAGGACCCGACCGGTCGAGGACGTAGCCATTCAACCGCAGGAGACGGAGCGCCTCGTCGCGATCGCCACCCGACAGCTCGTAGATGTCCTCGGGCATCAGCCTGGGTGTCGTCTCCGGCGTCCGGCCGCGGCGTCGGATCAGCTTGCCTGCGACACCGCGCTTGGTGACGCCCTCGGTCGTGGTGAACAGGCTCTGCCCGTAGACGTCACGGCGAACGAGTCGGCCCGCGGTGGCGAGTCCGTGCGCACCGCGGCGCGCGTTGACGACCTGCGCGATGTCCGCGCCCTCGCGAATGGCCTGCGCCCCTGCGAGAGTGAAGATCTTGTCCTGCATCCGCGGATCGAGCGAGGCGAAGTAGTCCATCGGGTCGGTGCGGAGGTCGTCGGCGATGTCCTCCGTCGACGCGATGTGCCGGCAATCGCAGAACGGGTGCCGAAGGAAACCGCTACTGAATCGGTAGAACCGGCCAGCCAGCACCGCACACCGCGAGCACGACGGCGGATTGAGCATCCGCACGTACCCGACGTCCGGGCGCACGGTCACACTCAGCCCGGTCGCGACGCGGTTGACGTCGGCGACCTGCGTCTGCGCCCGGAGCTGAGTCATGCGCAGCCCTGTCTCCCACGCGGCCGACAGCACGTCGGGGCCGATCGGGAGGCCGCGGTCGACCGCCTTTTTGATCTCGCCCTTCGCGGTGATGATCGGCGAGTACATGAGCGTGTCCAGAGCGCGGCCGTCGGACGCAACTCCGATCAGGCCTTCCGGATCGACCTGCGCGATCGGCTCGACGACGGTGTCGAGTGCGTCGAGGGTGTCCGCGACGTACTCGTCGGTGCCAACGGCCGAAGCCTGCTGTCCGGCAGCGACGACGGCAACGAGTCGATCGACGTTGTCGGCGAACCACACATCGAAATCGCGGGGCGGACGACGGCCCCAGATCTGCGTTGCGGCCTCGATGACGTCGTTCTGGATGCCTTGCTGGCGAACGTAACTGTCAGCTGCCGGTTCCGGAATCATCGATGTCTCCCGGGGTGCGTTTGGGTACCTCGGTCAACTTGCGATTGAGCCGGTCCAGCACCGGATCACTCTCGGCCGCAAAGTTACGGCGTTCGCGGCTCTTACGTGCCTCGTCCCAGCCGAGCTCGTCCCACGAACCTTCGCGGGAGTACACCGGTGTGCCGCCGTTGAGCTTCTGGATATGGTCCGCCTCTTCGGCCTTCGTTGCGGTAGCGGGATCTTTCCACTCGACCTTGATCGCCGTGCCCTTATCCGGCCACTCACCAGTGCGGAATCGCTCCTCAAGCACCATCACCCACCCGATTCCTGTCCCCTGGCTCTCGTTCTTCTCATCGGCGTTGCCGTTGATCCGTGACTCGTCGGCCCGGATAGCACCTTCGGCAGCGGGATTCGCAGTGTTCTGGCCGAAGTACCGGATCGGCAGACCCGTCACAGACGAGCCCAGTCCCGCGTACAACTTCACCGTGTCGTGGAAGTTCCGTAGATCCGATGCCGAGAATTGACCGAACATCGCATCGCGCGGACCCTTGGCCGTTGCAGCCATCGCAGTGAAGTACGACTCCCACAGTGGGATCGGCTGCCCCTCTTCATCGACGAAGTCGCCCTTCGTCGCGCCGAGCAGCCATTTGCCGGGCGTGCCGTGCGTCTCCTGGGCAACCTGCATGTTCGCCAGAGAGCGGGCACACGCGTCGGTCAGACCCATGATGTCCTTCATCTCGGTCGTGCCTGTCCACTTGCCCAGCCGACGACGGTTCAGGAACAGCACGACCGGAATGACACCGAGTTGGTGATCGTCGACGGCGTCGTTGTCGTCCTCGTTCTCGGCGTCGCCGCCCACCTCGTCGTACTGCCAGCCACGCGGCCCGGCAATCACCTGGATCGTCTGATCTGGCAGGAACAACGTGCCGACACGATCGCCGTCGTCCGTGCGGAACTGGCGGAACGCTGCTTTCATCCGGCGTCGCCGCTGGTCGATCAGGCACGACATCTGCAATGGGGACTCGACCGAGATCAGCGGGTGGTCGGCATCGTCCTCGTTGGTTCCGACCGTCATGTAGCAGCGGCCGTAGATCATCGTCTCTTTGTTCAGCAGTCGGATCTCGGAGGCGAGATTGTTGACGTCGAAGCTCTCCTGCAAGGCGATGTCTTGGCGGGACGCCTTCGGTGGCTCTTCGTTGCCCTCCTCGTCGATGACGACCGCAGACTTGGAATCGCGTCGAATCAGAGACTTGATTCGCTGCCGCCGCGCGATCTCCTCGACGTACATCCGCGGCCAGTTCGCGATGGTCTCGAACATCCGCAACTCCGGGGGCACAGCGATACCGAGCTGCTTGACCCGCTGATCGCCCTCGAAATACAGATCGTGCAGACGGTCGGCAGCCTGCAGGCGAGACAGACTCGCGTTCATCTTGCCGATCAGGTCCCGGTGCTCCGAGGACAGGGTCGTACGCAGAATCGGTGCTGTCACAACCCCTCCTTCATTTTCGGTTTCGGAAGAAGAACACGCGCTGATCGACCGGATCCGGCCAGCCCGCGACCAACGCATCTTGCGTGGCCTCGTTGGCGAGGACCGTGGCCACCGCCGCGTCGATCTTGCGGTGATGCTCACCCACCGGCTTGCGGATGCCGTGCCGCTGCGACGGCATCGGCACGTTGCGTGCATTCAGGACATGGCGGGTCGTGATCGGGCACCCGTCGTGCGTCATTCGTTTGCTCCGCAGATCGGTCTCGCACCGCAGCAGCGCCTCGTGCATCTGCCGAGGCCGGTTGGTCTGCCACTCGAACACCTTGTCCGCGCCGTACGTCACAGACCACGACCCGATCTCGGAGTAGTAACCCTCCGGGTCGCAGTACATCCGGACCACATCCCAGCGGTCGAAGATGTGCTCGACTGCCACCTCGAGCTGATCACGCGGTATCTGGCCGCCGTACTCCGCCGGATTCCAGATCGTCGGCCGCAGGGCCCGCTCGTCACCGTAACGCGGCGTGAACGAGTACCCCTCTTTCGTCTGCGCGCGGATCGCAGTCCAGTCGTTGGACTCCGAGCCGTCGAAGCCGACGCAGATCTGAGTCCCGGCCTTGGGATTCGGCAACCACAGTCGCTCAGGCCCTCGCATACGCACCGTCCCAGACATCCTGATCCATCCAGGCACCCACACCCTGGACGAGGCGATTGCCGAACCACCGCTCCGCCTTCGGCGGGTCGGTCTCCGAAATTTCCTCGGCCTCGGCGTCGATCGAATCGATCGAGATCCACGGGCAACCCGCATACACGAACCGCAGCAGTTCCCGACGTTCTTTCCTGTTCTCCCAACGCAACCCAGTCGGCGGCATCCGGTAAAACTTGAATACGTCTTTCATGCGCGATTCGTAGGTCCGCTGCGCATACGAGTGCTGCGCTGGATTCCAGCAGTTCGTGGTTTCCATCGTGCGGCCCTGCATACCTGCCGCACCTCGACGTTGTGCATCAGCGACGTCGACGAGTTTGTTCTCTTTCGTGTACAGGCCGGTCTCGTCGTTGAGTACGAACGAGACGCGCTTTCCGATGCGGGACAGTGCATTCGAGGTGACCTTCTCCACCATCGAGTCGCGGGCATTGCCCGGTAGCCGGATGAAGTTCTCCCGGATGCCCATGAGCTCCGACAGCGGGCCGTTCTCGATCATCGTCGTCAACGGTCCGTAGACGTTGTCGACCTGATCCTCCGACGTCGCGGTCAGCTGAATGATCGGTGTCGGCCACGGCATACCCATCGGCTCGCCCGGGTTGTATGCGTGCTCGAACCCGCAGCCACACCCGAAGTCCGAGCACGCGTACCCGTCGCCGTCCTCGGCCCAACCGGCGAACAACGTCGGACCCACGGCCTCGCCCGCGATCACCGCCGCCGACCACGGACCCTTGCCCGACTTCTGCGGCCCGACGATCTGCGAGCGCCGATATGTGAACGCCTGGTTGAGCATCGGCTTCCGCGGCTGCCACCGAGCGGACTTCTTCACCCGGTAATGGTTCGCGGTGCACCAGAACTGCCAGTCGGCCATGACGAACGGATCCCCGACGTTGAATCCGTCGGGAATCGAGCAGTGCGCCTGATACCAGGGGTCGAGAACATCAGCGAGGGTGGGAAAGTCGACGGCGTACGACTCAGTCGCTGCCATCGGACCGGACTACACCACGCAACCGGCGACCGGTTCCCGTCGTGCGTTCGATGACCTTGCCCGCTGCACGCTGTTTCGCCGGCGGCGACTCCGGAACGATCTGATCCTTGGGCACGATCACCCAGCCGTTCTCCTTCAGACCCGACGGCGTGAGACCGATCTGGTCAGCGAGACGCAACGCCGCGGACGCAACAGCGGCCGGCGCTTCCCGGTCCTCCATCTTCACGGTCCAGCGAACCCACATCGCGATCGTCCGGAACCGGTACGGCTCGCGAATCCACTGAGCAGCCTGCGGAGTCGTCCAGGCCTCGGCCCACACCAGGCCTTCACGCTCGGACGCATCGGGCAGAAACTCCGACAGCGGAGGGAAGTCGTCGCTGTAACCCTCGACCGGCAGACGAGTTGCCTTCAGATCGCGAGCGTCCGAACGCGCCGAGTACATCGACGGCTTCGGCCCGGACCTGCTGCGTGCACCTCCGTGATTCGTCATCGCCACCAACTCCTACGTTCGGCAGTGCGCCGAACAGACACCGCAGCAGTGCGCCGCGGGAGAAACGATCAGAACCAACCCATTCGGTGGGCGAGCTTCCGGACGCATGCAGCGACCAGGTTGTGCCATCGATCCATCAGGGCCACGGCTGATACCTCTCGTGGAACTGCGCATCGTCCATCACGGTCCATTCACCGTCGATGAGCAACACCCAGGATCCCGGGACGACCTCGACGTGACAGACAGTCAGCCTGCATGGTTGCGCTGGACAACCTTGCATACCGTCGTCCGATTCGAAGGCCGGCGTGGCTTCGGTCCACGACGCGACACCACCACTGAGAAACACCCAGTTAACGATGTCTTTCCCGCTGGCCGATGACCCGAGGAACTGCATCGCGTCGAGATCGACGCGGCGAGTACGGAACCTTCTCGGCCAATGACTCATTCGACTGCGGTTGCGATTCAGATTCTGCGCTGGCATGTCGCAGTTTCCTTTCAGTGTTGAGCTTGGACGGGAGGCAAGGCCTTGCCGAACAGTCGAGCGATGCGCTCTTTTTCGGCGGCCTTCTCCTGGCTGAAGTCCAGACCGGGATTCATCCAGGTCTGCATCTGCCGCACGTACCTCGCGGACGGTGACTCGTGCATCGGCAGGTATGACGCGTGCATCGGCAGGCCTCTCGATTTTTTGGAACTTCTTGAACCCTCCGCACCTCGGAGAGCCCTCCCCCACGGCGAACCTCGAGGAGGGCCCCGTAGGGGCACCCCCCTGGGGTGCATCGCCGCAGGTCAGAGCATTGGTTACCGACGCGAACCATCTGCGTTTCCGCTGGTCAGAAGCGTGCAGCCTGCCTGCTGTTACAGCTTCGGCAGTGCACCTTCAGCGGTCCGTGCGGGTCGCCGCCGAGTGCGATCGGTGGATCGTGGGCCGCAGTCAGGTCCCGCGACGCATGGCCTGGCCGGCGAACACCAGGACACCAATAGCCATGCACGGCAACCCAATCCGCGACCGCCTGCGCTCGACGCTCTTGTTCAGCTCGATCGCGAGTGACCTTGGTCGGCACCGTTGCTCGTTGGTACCGTTCCCGCTCACGCGCATGCACCGTGCACAGTGGGCCAGCCTGTATCGACGGACACCCAGGCACCGAGCACACACGCTTGGATGCCCGTGCCATCAGTCCTGCTGTATCTGAGCCTGCGTCCGCAGCACTCCGAACATCTGAAGACCAAGCATGGTGTCGAGTGGCACATCACCATCCTGAGGCATCGTCGCGTTCGAGGTGAGCGGGCTGCCGTCATCCTTGTCGAAGGTTCGACGCCTGGCGTTGACGACATACTCCATCAGAATGCCCGGCTCAGTATCCGGGTAGTACGCGAGCCAGACACGATCGATAGCGGCAGTCAGCGCATCGTCAGCTTCACGCTGCTCCTCACTGCGGCACATTGGATCTCCTCAGTCAGGGAACGACAAAGCGACCGGGACGTGGAGTCACCGATCGCTTACGCGAAGAGTACACCACCATATGTCCACACGCTGGTCACAGCGCTTCTACCGTTTTCGTGTCCGAGCCGCGTTGTAATGTGCCGCCGCTTCGGCGTCAACGAGATCGGCGAGATGGAAGCCGCGAACGCCTCGACGCTCGATCGTCCGCACCGTGCCGGCCTTCACCCACCGCAAGATCGTCGGTCGCGATCGGGAGGTCCGGCGCACAGCTTCGCCAAGCGTCACGTACTGATCGGAGTCCACGTCCAGAGGATCGGCACCGTCCATAGGTCAGTGCGCCTTCGGCGTGTAGTGGATCCATTCCTCAATGAGATCCCTAATCGCTTCGGCGTTGTCTACGGTCGGCACAGATTCGCAACAGTCACAACCGAAGATCGTCAGTCGCCCCTCGTAGATCGCCACCTCGTAGTCGGTGTCGCCGACTTGGACCCGGCGATCTGCACCCATGCCCCCGTATCTGGGCTCGGCCTGCGCCTCGGCTCTTGGTTTCGCTGCACCGAACTGGGTAGCCGTGATGACGCGTCGGAGGGCGTCGAGATCCTCACCGAGGTGAGTGAAGCGGATCAGGCGTGCCAGGATGTGTGGCTCATACTCGGCGTCGAGAACGAAGGGCACGCCGACATCGGTGTGAGTATCGATGTGCTGCCACATGCCACCGAGCGAACCCACGGCCCGATGGACCCAGCCGTTCCGTTGCATCCATCGAATGAGATCCGGACGCGTGACGGCCGGCATCTTGCGGTCCATCTCCTCGGCGCGTACGACCGAGAACAGTGCGCGTCCAATCGAATCGGCGACCTGCCCTGCGATGACAGCCTCCGGTAGTGGCGCGCTCACGGCTTCTCCCCCTCGGCGGCAGCGGCGGGATGCAGTATCCGATGAATGTTGCGCATCGCGGCATTGAAACCGTCTGCGAACTCGTCATTGAGGTCCATCGGCGTAGAGCCATTGACGGTCCAGCGAATATTTTCCAGCAGCTCGACGTCCCCGCTGGGCATGATGCTGTAACCGGCGTCCGTCAGCTTCGACATCACATGCGCAGCAACAGCGCTCGGTGCTGCGGCTTCCAGTTGCGCGACGGCGTCCGCAATGATGTGTGTGGGGTTTGGTGTGCTCTCCGCGAGAGCTTCGGTAGCGGGATTCCAGCCCTCGCCGCAACGCGGACACTTGACCGTCATCAAATTCTCCGGGCCTTGAATGGTGACCATCTCGACGCCGCAGTCCTGACAGACCGGTGTGCTCACAACACCACCCCCGAAATCGGAACGCGCTTCTCGGCAGTGATGCGTGCTTCACGTTCACGTCGGCGCTGCGCGTTGCTGCGTTCGCTCTCGGCTCGTTCGCCATCCTCGAAACCGCGGGCGTAGATCCGCGCCGCCAAAGCGTGCAGCGACCACACGCCGGAATCGTCGACTCCACCATCTGGATGATGTCCTGTGGTTCGATGCGCGGGTCGCTCATGGTGTCTCCTTCGGTGCGGCCATCTGGCGTCGGCCGCGACTGTCGAGTGGGTCGAGGTATGCGGGGCAGGAAAGCATTCCCTTCCAGCCTGGGGTCAGGTGACGCCATCGGTCAGTCGAATACTCGATGGGCTCCCCGCAGTGCTTGCAAGCAGCCGAGCGGATCTCTGAGCTCATCGGAGCGGTCCCGGCTCGAATGACTTGCCGCGAGCTGCTTCCCACCCAGCCTTGAACGCTTCGTGCTCGCGGTGCAGGTTTCTCGTCCCGTATTCCTTGCGGTAGTCCGACCATTCACACGCGAGTTCCAGGATTTCGTTGCCGTGGGCCGTAATCCGTGCGCTTCCACCGACATCACCCAACCAGCGATGATGCCGTTTCAGGCCGATCCGGTAGAGCGCTCGACGCCACCGTGGCGCGGCCCACAGCACGATTGTTCCTCCGACGATGACTTGGCTCATGTCCAGCCGTTCCCTTCGTAGATGCTCGCTCCGGACGTGGTGCCCATCGCTCTCCTGCGGATGTCTTTGTCTCGGATGTCTGCGCCGGACTCGGCGACGAGACTGGCCCAGTTCCAATACACTTCGTCGACCCGGCCGCCGCAGCGGAGGTCCGAGCAGGCGACCAGCATCGGGTGCGCGTACAGCTCCCGGCGGATGACGTGCAGGACCGGTTGGCCGGCGTCGTCGAGGAGCGGGTGCCCGTACCCGTCGAGCCGAGGGAACGGGGCCGGTTCCATCCGAGGGCCGACACCGCCGGGCGGGTAGTGCTCGGGCGGCTCCCGCAGCACCGGGATCTCCTCGTACATCGGTGCGTGCGCTGGCGGGTGGACGACGATGGATTCGCGGTTGCAGTCCATGCACCGGAATCCCTTGGCGCGCCGCGAGGTATCGCCGAGTGGCCACCGGTTGGTGTGTGAGCGTCGGTTCGCGCCGAGCTCGGCCATCATCTCCCCCGCCCATTCCTGCTCGGCGATCCAGTCGAGTCGATCGAGCAGGTACTTCGTGACCGAGTTGACGGTGCGGTTCACCATGATCGGTTCGATCGCGCGGAATCCGACGACGCGGCGCTCTTGTTGCAATGGTGCGAGCGGCCGGTACGTCGACCGCCACGTGGTTCGTGCGCCGGTCAAGTCCGGTCCCATCTCGCCGCGGGCCGCCGCGATCTGGTCTGCCCACTCGCTCAGGAAGATCAGTTCCTCGTCGGCGGCGTCGACGGCGGCCGCGGAGATCGGCAGGGGCGGTTCCTTCTTCGACGGTTTGGTGTATCCGGCACTGCGATCCGGAGCGGTGTTCGACGGCTCGATCTGCTCGCGCATCCACTCCACCGTGCGCGGGGTGGATGCGATGAGATCCTGCAGCCGGGTGAGGTGCCCGCGGCAGAGAGTCGAGCCGTCGTGGGACGCGGTGACCGCGCGGCCGCCGTCGACTGCTCGTTCCCAGACCGCGGTCATCCCGTCTCCGACGCCGGTCTTGCCGTCGGCCGCGGTGAACGGCTCGCCCTTGTCGGGGATGCGCTTGTGTGGGAGGGAGCACACGCAGGTGGTTGCGGCGACGTCGATGCTCATGCGCGGCCCTCATCCCAGCCGAGGATCTTGATCAGGTCCTGCACGCGTTGGAACGCGTTGCTGTCGCCGCCGGTTCGATCCGGATGGGTGGCCGCCTTCGCCAGTCGCTTGATCCGGTCGGACGAGGCAATGCCGGATGGGTCGACGCCGTCGGTGTCCGGGAATGCGATCAGTTCGAGGGCACGCAATGCCTGAGCGGTCGACTCAGTGGGAGTGGAGCTCGCCGATCCGATTGCACGGAACCCGGTGTACTGCTCGGCATTCGGTGTGGTGCCGAATCGGTCGACCTTGCGGAGCGCCTCCAACGACAGCGCGATCGCCCGCAGGTTGTCTTGCCAGTGAGTGAACCGATCGCACGGGAACGACAACGGGCCCTTGCTCGACTCGATCGAGAGGATCACACCGGGATGCTTCGGCACCGCGTTGGCTCTCGGAAGCCCATCGTTTCGGAAGTCTTGCTCGCGCATCGCGATCTGCAGGATCGCCGTCGCTGGTCGGTTGCCTGAACCGATCGCCCGAAGCTCACGGTCGAGGAGCTGCAGGGTCGATCGCCACGGGGCGGAGAACGGTGACGGACCGGGCTGTTCGGTTCGTGGTGCCGGCCAACGCTCGATCGGCCGCAGGGTCAGGCCGGATGGGTAATCGCTCACGGTCACTCCTCGCTCGTCTTGCAGGTGGAACACGGTTCGTGCTGACCGTGGATGTCGCAGATGGTTTCCGTCACCGTCGACGCCGGGCCGCGCCAGCCGTGCCACGGCGAGCCGAATCTGGCGGGGACTTCGACATCGGGTGCAGCGCCCGCGTCCATCGATGGATCGAGCATTTGCGCGGTGGTGAACTCCCTTGGTGGGAATGGATTCACAGGTCGGTCGGGAGATGGATCTGGACTGGCCTGTTTCGTAGAGCTACGGGAACGGCCACGAGATCTGCGGCGTCCACGTTTACGAGCGGTGTCTCCGGATGGATGGTGGTCGGGTGACCCAGACGAGTGACCCCTCCCCAGACCCCTACCCAAACCATCACCCTGCCCTGACCCTGCCTGGCGCACCTGCGCCCGCACGCGCCCGAGCACAGCTCCCGAAAGTTGATTCCGGGGTTGATCCGGTTTGATCGGGGTTTGTTCCGGATTCGACGCTGGCCGTGGCGGTTTGATCGCCGGTTGTTCCGGTTTGGTCGGCTCGTCGCCCGCTGGCCGGGTGGTGGCCGACTCGTCGGCGTTGTCGTGCACTGTCCCAGCGACGGGTTGCCCCGGTGAGCCTGGCGTGACAACTGCTGACGGGTCGGCCACCTGAGGCCGTGTGCGGCGGTCCTGGGAGGCATTGCGCGTCCCTGCGTCGTCCGTTCCGGCGAGTACCGCATCGTCTGCATCGCGGCCGGCGAGTACGCCTTCGCGGGAGCTACCCGTCGAAGACAACCCGGCGTCGGAACGCGGAGACGAAACCAGCCCGTCATCGGAACGTGGCGGCGAGACCACGGTGGAACTGTGCTGCTCAGGACCCGAGCGCGGTGCCGGACGTAACGTCATTCCCGCGGCCTGCGGTGTTCGGTTGCCCTTGCTCTGGTTGCAGGGCGAGCACGCGATCACGATGTTGCGTGCACCGTTCGCCACTGCAGGGTCGACGTGCTCGAGGTGTGCTTTGACACCCGACCTGTTGTCCATGCGCTTGACCACGACGCCGCAGTAACGGCAGTGCGCCGACATCTGCTTCGCCGGGACCTTCGGATCGATGCAATCCCGCGCCCACACAGCCGCAACGATCTTGTCGGTCTTCAGCTCCGCGGCCTTGCGCCGCTTGAGCCGGACCGCTGCGCCCGTGTCGTACTTCAGATCGAACCAGTCGTGGAACAGAAATGTCCCGTCCGCGACAGGCGGGCACCGAGGGCACTCGTGCCCCGGTGCGTGCCACAAACCCACCTCGACCAACATGGTGGCGGCGTCGAGGCTCATCCGAGTGTCGAGAAGAATCCTCGCCACGTCAGCACGTTTGACTACCCCATCTTCACCTGACGCCTGACACGTCGTTCCCGCCAGTGCCCACACGGTGAACGCTGCACATCCAGAGGTGTCGCCGTCGAGTGTGGGATCCAACAGCGCCTTGATCTTGCGGTTGGTGGCCAACTCGTCGACCAGCTGGAAGAACGGCAACGGACATCCTTTGTCGGAGAACGGGTAACAACGGGGGCGACATGATTAATGGTTAAGGGCGGTGCCCTGGCGAATACACGCACTGGCTTCTCCTTCGGTCAGGACGGATGGTCGGGGCAGAGATCGCGGCTGCTGCTCTTGATCCACGAGTGCCGGCGAGCAAGGTCGAACGCCTCACGCGCGGTGTCGACGTAGAAGTGCGCGACCTTCCCGCACGAATCGCAGGTGATCTTCCAGCCCTTCATCCCGCGCTCGAGAAACGGCCGAATCATGTCCGACCCCGACGCTCGAGATACACCTCGCCGAACGCCACGGCCGCCGATGTCACTCGGAACGCGACGAAGAACACCGCCGACGTCGCGAGACCCAACGCCACCGCGACCGAACCGATCTCGGTGCGGCTCACTGCGGTTGCTCCGATTCGGTCGTGTCGGCATCCTCGAACGGCTTGCTCAGCCGGTCGTACCACCGCTGCACCCACCGGGCGTCACCGATCGCCGTGTGGCGCTCATCCCCCTCGGGTGGTGTGATGCCACAGAGCTTCGAGAGTTTGTCCGACTTCAACGGCGGCGTCAGGTCCTCTACGAGCTCAGGCGCGAGCAAGTCCCCCAACACCTTGAGGTTGAGGACACTCAGGAACCCGAGGGCCTGCGACACGACATCGATTGGGTGGTAATGCCATGCCGGACACAGCTTGTGACGACGCAGCATCGCGGCCAGCACCTCGACATCGAACGTCGGATTGTTGCCAACGATCGTCGCGCCGCGAGTGATCCGCTCGACCAGCACGGCAGCTTTCGCTTCCGTGGCCAGCCACACCCCCGGAGAGGTCTGAAACTCCTCATCGCCCCAGGGAATCCCCATCGGAGAATCGGTTCGGAACGACGGATGGTTGTCGTAGAAATGCCCAACGTTCAGGCCCATCAGCTCGGCCGACGACAGATCCACGTCGGTGACGAACACCCGAAGCTCCGCCGTGTCGCCGTTCGGCTCTCGGCGAATCAGTGCGATCTCCCACGGCCGCCGATCATGATGCAGGCCAGTCGTTTCCGTATCCAAGAACACCAGTGCGTTCGTCACAGTTCACCTCTCAAGATTCGAGCTTCGGGAGAATTACGGGGATAGCCGCGCGCACGCGTCGAATCCGACTCGCGCAGAATGGACCAGGCAAGCGCGTACAGCGCGATACCGGCCACGGCGACGAAGAACACCCAGGCGTATTCCTGTCCTATCGCAGTCATCCGCGGATCGCTTTCTCATCGAGCTTCGGTCCACGTTCGCGGTTGTACAGGCGGACCAGCACGACGGCGACCATCGTTGCGAGAGAGCCGGACTCGAACTCACGCAGGCTCTGAGCCTGCGCGCGGATCTGACGGGGTGTCATCTCTGTCATCGCGTCGGCGAGCCGCCCGGTCTTGAAGGTTGCACCAGCCTCGACGTCGTCGAACGACTCGAGAAGGATTCCGACGCCGGCGACAATCGCGCCTTCGAGTGCGTCCTGAGACGGGGGCCAGGTATCCGTGATCAGGAACAGTGTGTTGACGACGAGCGATTGGCCGCCTTTGCGAAGTAGCTTCTCCAGGCTGGTGATGCAGCGCAGGTTCTTCGGTCCGGGTCGGGGGTTGATCTCTAACCCGAGTTGCGTGACTGCGTCTTCGATGACGGTGACGTCGGGGTCGCCGGACGCTTTGCGGGCCCGCCAGCGGTCCCACGTGGAGATGGGTTTGGTCTTGCGGTCGATGTCGTCGAACAGTTTCGCTTCGCCCGCAACGTCGAGGCCGGTGTGGACGTTAACGACGAGGTGCGCGTCGGGGTCGCGCATACCTGCTGCGGCCCAGCGGTGTTGACCGTTGATGATCGCGAAACGAGGATGCGCCTGATCACCGCGATCGGAGACGTCGAGGACGCCGACAAGGCGCGGGTCCCATTCGGCGGCGATCTTGCGGACTCGCTTGACGTCGCAGTCCCGTTGGTAGGTGTGGTCGACGAACAGATCGGTGACGGCCACGGCCATCGGAAACGAGGTCGGTGTGGTCATCGTGATCAGAGCCCCTGCTCGGCGTAGTAGTCGGACAACTTCACGGGCGTCCAGTAGCTGGCGAACTTTTCTCTCGGCTTCGGACCTCGCTGGTCGAACGGATCGCCTGGGCAAGCAGCTGTAACAACGCCGTCCGCGACGGTGATGCGTGCCGACGTGCAGGAGAAGCCGCCGTTACCGGTCTCACCGACGGTGATCATGGTGGGTAGGCCAGTAAGCCGATCGGCGATCGACGCCGATCCCTTTACGTACGGCATCGATCGACCGAGCGCCTTACCTGCTTCGGTGCGAGGGTCGGCCACCCAGCACCCGATTCGGCGGTTGAACTTCCAGCCCGGGTGCGGTGCGTCGGCTGCCTTGCGGCGGTACCTGGTGTCATCACCCTCCACGAACTCGAAGCCCGCGAACCAGCGGTCCAGGGTGACGCCGTCGTACCGGATCTGATACTCGCGATCGACGGAATCCATCGGGTAGGTGTCTGCCCAATCGTCACACTCGGCCTTGAAGTTTTCGCGCCGCGCCTCTGCCAAGGTGAGTGCTTCGACCAGATCTGTTGCGGTGCTGCGGTACACGTGCGTTACGGGCCAGGTCATGCTTCCCACCTCGTCACGGGAGTAGCCACATCGAAGCGGTAGGGGTCGCCGGGGTTCGGGGCCGGTGCCGGCCACGCCATCCACTCGAACTCGAAGTCCCCACCGTCGGCGTGAGGATTTCTGGTGAACTGAACCCACCTGTGCTTGACCTGGGTCGATCCGACAGTGTCCTCGAAGGCCCACTTGATGTCGGCGTAGTCCAGTCCGCAGAACTTGCGCCAGTACCTGTTGAGAGCGGCCAACATTCGGCGTGGCTCGACGTGGCCGAGGGCGATCATGCTGTCGCTGTCTTCGCCGAGCTCGGAGAGACTGACTCCGTACGCCGTGAATGCGAAGTCGGCGGGTGTAGGTGTGAATCGTTGAGGCGTCGAGATCGAGCAGCCGTTACTCCGCAGCTCCATCAGCACCTCATCGGCGACCTGCTCGCCCGTCAACTTATTGGCGATGCCGTTGTCGAAGATGCGCTGGCGATCGACAAGGGCGTTGACCGCCTTGGCAATCAGCTCCTCGGGATCGATATCCGGTGCACCTGCTGGTGTCGTGATCGTCATCGCACGCCTGCGATCATCGAAGCGGCGCGCTCAGCGTAGGTGACGGACTCGCCCTGCATCTTCTCGTGCAGGTAGCAGGTGTGGCGGCCGTGTGCGGTGTAGCCGAGGGACCACTTGTAGGCGTTCCACCAGTCGACTCCGGAGCGCTTCCAGATCTGCAGTGCACCCTTCAGTGCTTTGCGGCGGAGGTCCTCCATCCACGCGGGTACGTCGACGAGCGACAGACTGGTGATCAGCTGCGCGAGGTCGGCGAGGGCGTTGCCCTCGGGGAGCTCGGAGATCGGGTCGCCGGGGGCGGAGAATTGCAGCACCTGGAACCGGTCGGACTTGATGTACCGGCCACCGAGGATGCCTTGCCCGCCGCGGTTGACGCCAATGATCTGACTCGTGTGGCGGGAGGGATCGGAGATCAGAACGACCGCGCGAATCGTCAACGCCGGGTGCCAACCTTCACCGATCTGGGCAGCGACGTTTCCGGCGACCTGAGCGCCGCCTGAGTACCCAAGGAGGATCGCGCCCGGGTACTTCGCGATCAGTCCCAGCAGAGCATGTTCGGCGTGAAGGACGTTGACTGTGAAACTGTCTCCGTCCCAGCGCGGTACCGGCCCGAACGCGGCCGACCAGACCAGTTCGATGATCAGGTATTTCTTCGGGTCCAGGCTCTTCGTGACGCCGGACAGGCTGTTGGTGCCGTACGGTTCGCCGATTCCTCGGCAGGTGATGATCACTCTCATGTCGCTGGCGGCCTCCGGGGATTGCGTGGCGACGAAGGTGCTGATGAAGGCCGGTGTCGATGCCGGGGTGTGCGGGTCGTTCATCGGATGGCCATCCCGTCTGTCGAGGTCTCGAAGCGGTAGAAGACGTGCCACACCAGCCCGAGGGCGGTGACGACGGTGCCGAGGAAGTGGGTCGCGTCCTCGGCTTCGACGTCGTGTCCGGTGCCCGCGATACGGAACACCGCGTACCGTCCCGTCTCGGTGGCGTAGCGATCGGCCTTGGGCACCCGCACCCACACATCGACGTAGTCGGTCGGGCGGTTACGGGAGTCGGCGACCGACAGCACCACCGAGTTCGGGCTCAGGGGTAGGAAGAACTCCGAGTCGGTGACTGGGATCGAGTACCGGAATACGTTGAAGATGTTGGACATCAGCTCGCCGCCTCATCGTGGTTGTTGATGTGGTCGGGGTTCGGTAGCCGCGACGACCACGCGACAGCCCATTCCTTGTTCCTGGCCTCGGTGTCCTCGCTGATGTTCAGGGGCAACAGCATTCCGAGGAACGACTCCCCCGCCCGGATCAGAAGGGCGCGAGATCCGGTGTGCGACTCGATCAGCAGCGGCTTGATGTACGCGTTGGCGGCGACAGCGAAGCGTGCGAGGTCCGTACCGTTCACGGCCATGTTCTCGAGCAACACCGGTGGCGCGTGGTGGGATCGTGAGATCAGCTTCGGGATGTCGAGGAACTGCTCATCGTGCGGAAGCCGTGGGATCTTGTAGGAGCGGCCGTCGACGAACCCGGCGCAGTCGATCAGGGTGACGAACTCGTCGTCGGCCTCGATCCGGACCTGGAACTCTGGTGCGTCCGAGTCAGCCTTCTCCTTGCCTGCCTTGAAGATCGAGAGGATCTTCTTCACGTCCTCCGGCAGGACATCGATCGTCGCGAGACCCGGTTCGACCTGCTCCCAGATCGAGACGATGGCCTGTCCCATCGAGAACCGGTCGGTGGCCGTGACCCACAGATTGACCGGGTCCACGAGCAACCGGACACGCGTGTAGGTCGGGAGGTGCTCGTCGTTTCCGGCGTGCACGACGACCGAGGAGAGTGCGGCGCGGAGGTCGGCGGTGCCGACTGTGATGATGACGTCGCTCATGGTCTACGTCCTTCCTGATCGGTGGCGTTGTCCGGGGATGGGGATGGCGAGCTGGCCTTCGACTTCGGTGTGCGGGGCCGCTTCCTTACCCGCGATGTAGCGGTGGATACCGACCTGCCGCTCCGGAGGGAGGGACAGGAACCACTGCTGTGCGGCAGTGAGAGCGGCGGAGTCCACCGGTTACTCCTGCGCATCGGCCGTGGCCGCATCGAGTGCGTCGAGAAGCCCCTGCTCGGCGTCGGTGTACACGTAGCCGAACACTTCGGTGAGGTCGTGGTGCCAAGCATCGAGCGCCGGGTACGGTTCGCGCTGCCACTGAAATGCGTTGGCCAGGTGCTCTTCCTGCAGGACCTTGTCCAGCAGGTACGCAGACACCGCCAGTTGCGGCAGGGTCATCTTGTTGACGTGGCGTTCGATCTCAGCGTGGTCGTTCTCGTCGTCGTCCTTCGTCATCGGCGGCACGCCGAGAAGTTCCATGGATGCGGACTTGGTCATCCCGGATCGGGTCGATCGATCCATGACGTATAGGCGTAGGCACTGGACAGCAAAGTCGGCGTTGCTTTCGGCTGCGGCCTTTGCGAGGAAACGGCGGCGCACCGTGGCCGCGGTTCGCAGATCCTCGTCGAGCTTGGCCTTGCGAGCGCGCTCCTCCCGCGCCTGTGCCTGCGCCGGCGTCTCGACGGCGGGTTTGATCGGCTTGCCCGATGAGTCGGTGGCGTCCGTGTCGGAGCCGGAGAAGAACTGCTTGTACTTCCAGACGTATCCGGACTCGACGTGCCGGTCGGTGAGAGCGACGCGCTCTGCACCGTCGGGGATCTCGTCCTCGGATTGAGCTTCGATCCAATCGAAGGTGACAACGGTGGGATCAGTTTCGGCCGCGTCCGTTGCCGCGTCGGCCTCCTCGTCGAGTGCGTCGTCGGTGGCCACGCGAATCCCTTTGTCGGTGAGCTCCTTGACGATCTTCGCCTCGCGTCTCAGCCAGGCCCTCTGCTTGCGCGCCTCCTCGACGTTGAATGCGAAGTTCGGGGTACCGAGGAACAGGGCAAGGCGGTCGTACACCTGCTGATCGTCGGCGAACTCGGTGAGCGCCAGAGCGTCCTCGATCGTCACCTGACGGGCGACGAGCCTGTCGCGCAACGTCTGCGGCGCATTCGCCAGTTTGATCCGATCCTTGATGGTCTTCTGCTTGTGGCCGGTCCGGGTGGCGAGGCCTTTGAGGTCGACGTCGTCGAACTCGAGCAGTGACTGGTAGGCGTTGCCCTCCTCGACGACGTTGAGGTCGGAGCGGTGCAGGTTCTCGGTGAGCATCACTTCGAGCTGCGCGCGGTCGTCTCCGGCGAGGTCGAACCGGACGATGCACGGCACCGTCTTCAGTACCGCTCGCTTCGCGGCCGCGTGACGGCGGTGCCCGGCGATGAGCGTGTACTTTCCCTTCGCCTTCGCGGGCGTCACTATCAACGGTTCGAGGACACCTTGGCCCTTAATGGACTCGGCGAGCTCGGTGACGTCACCGAGGTCGGTCCGTGGGTTCTTCGGGTGCGGGACGATCGCAGTCGGCCGGAGGTGTTCGAGTGTGGTCTCGCGGACCTCGGTGGCGGGCGTCGTGGTGGTGGTCATCGTGTGTCGCTCCTGGCATGTAGCGGGCGGGCGGTCATGTTCTGTTCGGCAGATCGAGTTGGACGTGAGCTGGGCGGGGGTTGTACGGCTTGCGTGCGGTGCAGATTTCGGAGTGCCGTATCCACAGGCGCTCCCCGTCTGCTCGGGCAGCGTCGAGGTCGGAGCCTTTGAGGACTTCGCCGTACACCACGCGGCCGTTCACCGGTCCGGAGAAGTGCTTGCGGACGGTGCCGAGTTCCGGGTCCGGTGAGATGTCCACCGGTATCCATCGGTCCTCCCGGGACATCGACTTGCACCAATGCACCGGTGCGTGACAGTCCTTGCATTCGCTCGCCACAGCCCGTGTTCCTCCTTCCTCTCGTTCAGCCGGTCCGTGCGCGAATACCGGCGAGCACTCGATGCCTGCGCACAGTCGCTCGTGTCTGGGCCATCACCGGCGCGCACTCCGGGCACATTCCGTGACGGGCAGATTCGGCTGTGACAGCGGTGATCTGGTTGCACAGCAAGCACGGGATGTGATCGGCACCCACCGATTCGGGGACATCAGGGGCAGGGTGGACGGATTCGAGTCCGAGATGCTCACGGATCCGGACGACCGTGTAGTCCGTCCACTTCGTGTGCTCGGCGATCTCGCGGTCGGTCATGCACCGGCCGACGAGGGTGGACACCAGCACGCGGCGGTCATACGGCGACAACGCTTCACCCGGCAGATGTCCGGCGAGCGCTTGCTCGAATCGTTCCGGGTGATCGAGGCGCTTCACAGCGACACCACGACGGCGTGAGTGGACTGGAACTCGACGGCCGGGATGCACTGGTACTTCCCTGCCGCGTCGCGGACGATGTAGTCACCCGGCACAGCGAAAATGGACGGTTCGTCCAGCGGCTCGATGCAGAACCGGTCCCCACGCCTAGCGACGTTCACGCCGGCGACGAAGACCATCAGGTCGCCGAAGTTGCTCCCGGTCCACTGCACCGCGTCGACTTGCCGAGGTACCTGCTGATACCTGCGCACCGGAGGCCGCACGATCAGCTTTGCCCACCCGGTCTGCGGGCGGTCGTCTCGTACGCTGTCACCACCCCCGAGCCCAGGAGACGACTCATGCCTCACGCCAGACTGTTCATCGGCAGCGACAGGAACGAGCTGCGAGCAGAACCCCACATCGTCGCCAGCCTGGTCAAGGCCCTCGATGCCACCGCTCGACTTGCTGGACACGCGGCGATCGTGTCCGAGTTTTCGAGCGAAGACGGCGTATCCACACGATTCGCCCTGTACGTCCCCGGCGAAGATGGCTTCTCGGTCCTCCGCGCTGATTACCAGGGGGAAGACGGTGCCGTCGATACCGAGTACCTCCAACGCGCGGTCCAGTGCGCCATACACCTCCAGGGATGGATCGTCCTCGACGCGCGCGACGAAGTAGAAACTGACATGGTCGAGGCCAAAAAGGTCAAAGCGCGTGCCATCGACCTCTACCGAGAGCGCCACCCGGGCATCTGACTTCCGGCACGCCGCGGTGAAGTACTCGAACGTCGATCTGTCGGTCAAGAACGGCATCACGCACCACCGACCAACGGGGCGAGGGAGGCCACGACGATGATGCCGACGAGACCGACGATGAACAGCATGTAGAAGCGGAGGCGGCACCGAACCTGCGGTGGCAGCTGCTCGTTCATGAGACGTACCACCCGGCGGCGATGACGAGCGAGCAGATCAGACGGAGCGCGAAGTATCCGCACACCGCACTGGCGGCGATCAACACGTAGGCGATGCGTTCGGCAGTCATCACGCGGTCACCTCGACCGATGCGAGCCACAAGTACAGGGCGTCACGGACATGCTTCGGGAGAGAGTCGGCGGTGACCTCGGTGATCGGTGTCTCGCCGCCGCCCTGCGGTGACTGCTCGACGACCGCCTTGCCGAGTGGCGACTTCTTGTCGACGGCATCGATCTGGATGAAGTACCGCTCGTTGACCAGGCCACGTTTCGCGTTGACCTCGGACACGATCACTTTCATGTCGGACATGTCATGCCTCCGCTACGTTTTCGAGGACTGCCTCGAGCAGGCTGAGTTGGTAACCGATGTGGGTGATGAGCTTGTGCTGATCGCGCGCGTCGTCGGTTTCGGCGAGCTGATCGAGTGCACTCTTGGCGGCACGGCGGATGACTTCGGCGTTGTCGATCAGCTGCGCGCGCTTCGCCTCCCGGGCGAGACGGACGGCGCGGCGGCCGTTGATCACTCCGACGCAAGCGGTGTCAGCCATGAGCCACCGCCGGAGCTGCGACAGGCGGTCCGGTGACCTCCGAGTGCGGGGGCAGGTATGCGACGCGGAGTTTGTCGCCGGGCTGCATCCATCGGTCGTTGACTGCCTGCCACAGGTGCAGACCGTCGAGCTCACCGCGGTACACCACTCGGCACGGGTACACCGTGTACTTGGTCTTGCCGTTCTCGTCGACGTGTGGGACGAGAAGATCGACGCCGTCGGGCCGGTCCGTCGGTGTCGCGGCGGCCGGGATGTAGCGGTCGTACGCGAGCTGCGCGTCGGCGGCCATCGCGTCGGAGAGCTGCTGCGACCAGTCGGGGGTATTGTTGCTGGTGCTCATCAGGATTCACTCGATTCTTCTGGTGAGTAGACGGGCCTCGCGGGCAATGCGGGGCCCGTTACTTGTCGGTCGAGGTAGGTGGTGACCGGTGGTGGCGGCGACCCGGGGGGCCGGTCAGCCGCCACCACCGGGGCCTGAACCATCAGGGGCCGCAGTGGGATTCAGCGCGCCACCGTGACGGTCAGTCGGCCCGACAGGTTTCCCCGACGGGCGGCTCTTGAGATGCTGGCCAGGCTTCGGAACATCCGGCTCCGTGCGCAACGCATCGTTGCCGGTGAGCTGATGGAAGTGCTCGATCGTGTTGTTGATGTGGACCTGGGCCGTCATGGCCGGACTGCGAGCCATCAGCTTTTCGATGTCCGACCCGATGGCAGCGGTAGACGTAGAGATGTACGGAACCGGATCCGCATTGACGGTAAGCACCTCGCGTAGGGCTTCGCACAGTCGCATCATCCGCTTGTTCAGTTCTCCCACAACAAGATCGATTCGCTCAGTGCCTTCAGCGAGCATCCCTACGCGGTCTGCATAGTCCAGGTCCTCGATCGCACGGATAGCGTCTCGCATCCACGAGGTGGCAGTGCGCGCGGCGGACTGAGCCTGTTTGGCGCACTCTCGCTCCCGCTCTTGACGCAACCGCTGCTGCTCGACAACGTGGGGCACGTGACTGGGAAGACGCCCGAGGTCGTAGGGACGCTTGTCCGGCGACAGCAGGAACCGCTTACCGCTCCGCTCCGGCGCGCTCACAGCCAGCTCCGCAGTGCCGCACCAGCGAGCATGAAAACGTGGAGGATCAGTACCCACCCCGCCGCGCCGGCCGCGCAGGTTCCGAGCAACCACAGCGCGAGGCTGCGCGGAGATCGCTTGCGCTGCAGCGCAATCACCGTGCGACCTTCGGCTTGGGCATGAGTGCTTCGACGTCGGAGCGTTTAAAGAGGAACGCACCGTTCACGCCTGGGAGACGACGAACTGGCTTCAAAGTGCCGGCGTCGACCATGCGCTGAACGGTGCGGGCGCTCTTGGTCAGCAGGACACCCGCCTCACCACTGGTCAGTAGTTCGAGTTCGGTCATGGGTAGCACCGTACGACATATGTCGCATGGCCGTCAACCGTCGGTTTCGCGATCATTGATCTTCACCGAACCGGTGTGTCGTGAATTACGCTTGTCGTATGTCCGACATGCGTCCTATACTTCGCGGTATGAGCATCGAGACTTCGTCACAAACAGACGTCGTTACCCAGCAGGAACGCGGCGTGGTCCCCCCACTCACCCTGGGGTGGCGTCTACAGATGGCACTCGGCCACGCAGGGCTCACCGTCCAAGATATGGCGGACGAGCTCGAAATGGCGCGCAGCAGCCTGAGCCGTTGGCTCAACGGCCACGGGGCTGCGCCGCGGAAAGTCTTCGTAAAGCAGTGGGCGCTGAAGTGCGGCGTGTCCTATGACTGGCTACAGAACGGCGAAAGCCCCCGCCCGGATGAAGATCCGAACGGGGGCTCGACGCTCCCCCACCTGGACTCGAACCAGGAACCCTTCGATTAA